GGAGGCGTACTCCATCGACTGCTTAGCGATCAGTCCGATACCGCCCAGGGCGGCGGTGGCGTGGAACTTGTACTGCTGGGAGAACTTCGCGAATTGGGCGGCTCCGCTCTTCGCCTGGTCCACCATGGCCTGCATGTGACCACGCATCCCCTTATAGGCACCAGCGGAGCGCTCCATCTCGCGGTTCAGGTCCGCCTGGGCGTCCTGCAGGCGGCCCAGCGTGGAGTTCAAGTCCTTGAGTTGGTCCGCGTGCTTCTCCTCCGCCACGCGCACGTCAATCTCAGACTGCTCCAGGTTGCGGTTGGCCTTAATCTGCGCGGCCTTCGCGTCCAGCACCTTGCCATACTCGGCCTTGCCAGAGTTGCCCTTGGCCACCGCGGCTTGGTACTTCTCCTCGGCCGCCTCCAGCTTGGCGGTCGCCGCGGCGGCCTTCTCTTTCATTTCAAGTTGTTTGGAATAGGCAGTCTCGTACTCCCTATCTAAGTCTTTAAGTTTGGACGAGGAGGCGCGCACCTGGCGTTCGAGGTTGTCCACCGCGGACTCCACGCCCTCGGTCATAGCTTTACCCGCTCGTTTGCCCGACTCGCGGGCGGGCTTCTCCAGACGCTCCGAGAACTCCTTGGACATGCCCTTAAACGTGGGTACGACGGGGACGGCTACGAAACCAACACCAGATGCCATTATGTTCCTCGTTTCTCCACTACATAGTGGACTGTAGTTGTTCTAACATGCGCAGAGACTCGGACTTGGAGGTCTCGAACGACCCCGCGCCGCCTCTCGGCTGCAGGACCACGCGCCGGTCCTTGGACATCCTCTCGCGCTTCTCGCGGTCAATCCGGGCCTGCTCGACCTCTTTCTCCAGGTCCACCGGTGCCTTCAAGTACGGGTGGTCGAAGCCCTGGTCCGTCATACTGGAGTGGAACAAGGCCACGGCCAGCCCATCCTTGGTGATGGGGTTGATGTCGAAGCGTTTCGCCCCCACACGAGTTTCGGGCCGGTCCAGCAGGTCTCGGTATAGCGAGACCACGCGGCGGGTGGACAGGTCCCCCGCGGGGTCCAACCACTCGCGCACGTCCAGGCCAATTCGCAGCAGGTCCACTTCCAGCAGCTCAATGTCCTCCAGGGCGTGTAGGGCCATGGCTAGCTTAAAGTAGCTTAACCCCACCGCCGACAGGTAAGCCTTCATGTGGTCCTGCAGGCGTTCGCCCGCCATGCACGCGGTCATGGACCGGACCTGGGAGGAGTCGTCGTACAACTGCCAAAGCAGCCGTGGTTCCTGGAGTATCCGGGACATCCCCTCCGGTCCCAGGTATATTGGGTCGCGTCGAGCGCGGTAGCTGCCGCGGCCGCACTCGAACTCCACCCAGCCGTCGGGCTGATCCACTAGAATCAGCTGGGCGTACATTACTTATCAGCCAGCTCCACGCCACGCTGAACCACGTCCGAGATCACCTCGCGCAGGTCGCGGCGGGTAGCGCCCACCATATCCAGCAGGCGGCGGGTGCTAGGGGTGAGCTGAGCCATCAGCACGCCCTCCAGGTTACCCTCGTGGACCAGGGAGGACATGGAGGCGGGCAGCTCGTCCTTGTCCACGATCACTTCCACCGCGATTTCCACACCGTTAGTCAGGCGCACGCCCTCCTCGATGTAGACACCGTCCTGGATGCGACCTTCGCCGCTACCACCGGCGGACTTGTTGGCCTTCTCGTTACGTACAACCTCGACCTGGTCGTTGTTCTTCTTCTGTGGCATGGTGATTACCTCCTGATAGTGATATATAGTTAAACGGTCTCGCGGATACGAGACCAAGAGGGGTGGTGGTTCCTAGACTACTCGTGAAGCCTTCGGGTGGGCCATGCACGGAATCACCACGAAAGATGCATGGCCCATGGGTTACCGACTAGGACTCGGTGCCGGTCTCAGCGCCGGTGTTGCCACCGGCCGGGTTGGTGTCGCCGCCACCAGCCGGGTTAGAACCAGTGCCACCGGTGGACGGGCGAGACGGTGCAGGCTCGTCGGACGGGCGAACGCCCTCGTTAGAGTTCTCCGCGGTCTCGCCGGTCTTCGGGTCCTCGTACTCGTAGAGTTCCGCGTCGCCGGACTTGTCCTCCTTAACCACCATGGCGGTCAGGCCGCTGGAGGACGCCTGAGGGTGGAACGCAGTTCCGGCCTCAATCTGGGCGGCCACGTCCTCGACGTCCTTAAAGACCTTCTCTTCAACGCGTACCACAGTACCATCCTCTCCGACTACGTAGAAGCGCTCCTCGTAGTAGCGCTCGTCGTCACCATTGTTAAAGGTGATGGTGACCGGGCGCGCCTGCGGGTCCTTCGCGGTGGCGCGCTCGTTGACCACCAAGTCAGCCTTCTCGCGGGATACCCAGATGCGTACCAGGCCGGAGGTGAACTTGTGGACGAAGGCCACGTAACCCTTGGCCACCTCGTCGGAGTGCTTGCCGTAGGTGGTGCCATCCTGAACCACCGCACCCGGGTTCTCGATGTAGCGCATGACCGGGGAGCCTGCGATACCGTCGACCGCGCCGGTGATGGCACCCGCGGTGTAGGAGGTGGAGGACTGACCACCGGTCAGGTTGGTGGTGTTGGAAGAGACCTCGCGAGTGTGGCCATGCTGGGAATCGGTCGGCTCCAGGCCGAGGGACTCCCACTCACCGACGAACGCGCCGGTCTTCTTATCAATGATTGGGTCGTCGGAGAAGTTGACCAACACTTCGCGGTCTTCAAGAACGCGGAGGTCGAGTCCGACGCTACGATTCTTAGCCATTATTTATCCCCTTTCGAAAGGATTAATGATGATAGGTGATGAAGCGCGGCGGAGACCGCGCCAGGGTTAACTCGACGGTTGGAAAAACATCTTGCCGATTCCGACCGACAAGCTCATGGTCGAGACGAACCCAGTGGGCTGGTAGGACGGCCCGGAGCCGAAGAACCGAGAACTAGACCGGGAGATGCCCAGCCCAATCCCGGTCATGCCTTGCGTCAGGGCCGTATACAGGTTGCGGCCCAGCCGCCGGACCTGGTCGTGGTCCGGGCCATACACGCTAATGCGGACGAGGTCGCGCGAATGCGTGGTCTCATCCACCCCGGCGGCGTCGTCCTGCACCACCACGGCTATGCCGTCCTGGTGGCAGTTGTAACCATCCGGGAGGAAGTGCAGGTGCACCAGGTCCGCGTCTCGCTCCTCGAACAGGCGTAACACGTGACGGTGCACCAGCGCCGGGGGGTCCGGGGTGATACCGAAGTCAGGAAGCATCCTGCACCGCCTTAGTCAGGAAACCATCCTTCGCCTGCTTGGCCACCGCGCCCGGGTGGCGCACGGTGATCACGTGCGTCGGGCGGTTAGTACCATGCGTGGCCCGCGTAACGCGGACGACGTCGCCGCCGTCATGTAAGAACTGACGGTCACGTGCGGACAGGTCATTGACCTCGGGCCACCGCATCTCGATGTACTTCTTGACCTGGTTGGCGCGGGCCTCAGCGGCCTGGACCACCTGGGGCGACTGGGCCATCTGCTGAAATATCGCATCCAGTTTAAGTGACATCGCGCGAGACCTCCCCTCGTTCCACGATAAAAACCACCTTGGGGCGGTGCCAGGGAACCACCGGGCGGCGGCCTGGGCTGTAATCAAACGATTGTAACTGATCCACCACGTAGTCTTTCCCGCGGATGGAGACGCGGTCGCCGTCCTGCACGCGGGTACCGGCCGGAGCCAGCACCTGCAGGCGCGTGATATCGCCGTGGACGAAACCATCACCGCGCACGACCTGATCTCCGGCGGGCGAGACCACGCAGTGGTGAATCAGCCGGTCCGGTCCGTACTGGGGCCTACCCCGCCGGTCTCGACCAGTAATTTCACCGCGTACGACTACGGTTTCACCGGCCTGGTCTGGACGGATCACGGCCATCACCTCCCCAACGAGGAAGCTCTGGCCACTGAATGCGGGGCGCGAACTTGCCCCGAGGCAGGACCGCACCTAACCCTAAGTCTACCAGCTGAGCGGGGGTCAAGCGGACGCCGCCCCATGAGACCGAGTCCACGTCCGAATAGGTCACCGAGTCCGCTTGGGGACCGGTGGTGGACGAAGCGGAGCGCATACCGACGTTGGAGCCGACCAGGGCCACCGCGGCCACCATGTCGCGCACGACGCGGCGGGCGGCCGGGGCTAGCCAGCTGGAGGTCTCCAGCTCCTGGTTGAAATCGCGTCCACGACGAGCAAACGCAATCTGAATCTCGGAAATCGCGTCCTCAATCCAGGTCGCTAGCTGCTCCTCGTCCACAGTCGCCAAGTGGGGGACTCGTTGGACCACGTCACGGGGCTGAATATCAAGTTCCATAATTACTCCCTCATGACGGCGGACCGGGGCTAGTCCTGGTTGTTCTCAACCAGGGCGATCAGCTGGGCGCGCTTCAGACCCTTAGTCTTGAATCCCAGGGACCCCGCGTAGGCCGCCCAGTCCTCGGTGCTAGCCGAACGGCTGGGCCGCGGGAGGGTCTCCTTGGGGTTTCCGGGGGCCTCAGAGGCCGGGGCCGGGGCCGATGCCCCGGAGCCAGTCTCCAGGCGCTCGGAGACGTCCCCGGGGCGCTCCAAGATACCGGCGTCAATCAACGGCTGGGCCTGGTCTTCCGGCAGGTCCACCACATCGCCCCGACGTCGGTTATCGCGCAGCCACAGGTCCACCTTAACTCGAAGTTCCATTAGGCGGCCACGCCCTCCAGCTTCACCACGGACTTCGGGTTGTCGATACCAATCACGCGGTTGTAGAACGCGTCCACGCGCCAGGACTGGTTAACTCCGCCGTAGCCGTTCTCGCCGCCCGGGGAGTACATGTCGGTCACGGTCAGCACGTCGGAGTAGGAGACGAAGCCCGCGCGGCCGGACTGCAGGACGTAAACCTCGTCCTCCTTCAACCACGGGGAGGTGACCACGCGCAGGTCAGTCAGGATGCTAGGCTTGATGCCCAGGTAAATCGGGTTCTCCAGGGCAGCGTTGCCAATGTAGAACTTCTGGGTGTTCTCGTGGTCAATGGCTGCTTCGAGCATGGACTCGGAGATGATCAGCGTGTCCGGGTTGTAGCCCATCAGCGCGTCCTCGCGGTTCGGAGCGGCGGCGTTGCGGATCATGCGCTTGGCGGCGCGCAGGTCCTTTAGTGGGTTAGCCTTCGCGTCGTCCCAAGCGGCCTTGACGCCCAGGGTCTGGATGTTCGCGTTCTTGAACGCGTCCAGGGAGGCGTTGACCGAGGTGCGCACCATGGTGTTCTGCAGGGCGTTAATCTGGTCGTCCACGTCGCGTACGCGGTTAAACTTGCGCATCTCGCGGGAGATGCGGACGGCCAGGGCGGTCTTGACGCCCACCAGGGCGTGCTGCTTGCCCTTCTCCATGGCGGAGACCGGAATCTCACCGAATTCGGCCACATCCTCAGCGTCGTCGTTGAGGAACGGGGCGGCGGCCTCGTTGAAGCCCACGATGCCGTTGTTTGGGCCACCGTCGCGGAAGATGGCCTTCTCGAAGAATGCGCCGTCCAGGTTCTCATAGATCATGTCGGGCAGCATGGTGGGGGACTCCACCATGGCGTCGACGGTGATCGGGTTCTGACCGAACGCGGAAGTGTAAGTGCTCATTTAGATTATCCTCCTTTAAGGGCGGGGGTTTAGATTACTCCGTAGCGGAACCGGCTGGGGCAGGGGCAGGGGTAGCAGTAGCCGCTGCAGCCGGGTGGAACAAGTGGACGCGGACTCGACCGCCGCGAGTCTCGCGCTCGGCCAGGCCTGCTACGGCCTTACCAGACTTGGCAGCCTTACCGTCCTTGGCGGCGTAGACCGTGTCGCCAACCTTGAACTCGTCCGCGGTCTCAATCTCGACCACGCACTGGGAGGCGTGAACGCGCACCAGGTGAGGCACGCCGTAGGACAGGTCGTTGTCGCGGCGGTCCTCCTTCGGGGCGGCGGCCGCGGTCACTGCACCATAGGGCACCGCGGAGCCGTCCGCGTGCTGCACGCGGCCGTCCTTCAGGGAAACGAAGCGGAACGGGGTGACCGGTGCTCCGGCCTCCTTGGTCAGATTACCAGTGAAAAAAGTGGGGTTAGACATTGATTATCCTTTCTGGGTTTAAGCCTGGTCAGCGGTCAGACGAGGGCGGCTGGCAAAACCCCGGTAGGGGGCGTTGTACTCGCGTCCACCACCCTGCTTGTCGTCGTCAGAACGACCAGGGCGCGGGCGGGAGCTGTTGCGAACCGGCTGGACCTCTTGTGCACTGGAGGAGCCAACCTCCCGGCGCGGGATGGTGTTGACCGGGTTAGAACCGAACACGCGGCGCGCCTGGTCAGCGTCGGCCCGCATGGCCTCCAGGGCACGAGCACGCAGGGCGTTAGAAATTCGGCCCTCAGCCACCCAGCGGTCCACCTCGGCCGCCAGGTCCTCGTCCGCGCGGCGCTGGGCCAGCTCGTGACCAGCCGCCGCCGCGTTCTTCAGCTCGTTGTAGGTGTCCATATCGAGGGTTACCGTCTCCAGGTTCGCCACTCGCGTCGGTTCAGGCACTTCCTCGGTATCCGGGCCGGGGGCCTCCTCCTCGTCGCCGTCGTCCTCCGCCGGGGCCTCGGTCTCGTTCTCCTCGGTTTCGGTCTCGTTCTCCTCGGACTCGGACTCAGCCGGGGCCTCCTCGTGCTGCTCAGCCAGGACCTCGTCCAGGGCCTCCAACACCTGCTCTTCGGTCAAGTCCTCGGACTTGACGCCAAGCTTATTAGCTACAATATCCTTAAAGTTCACAGGGGTCTCCTTAAGATTGTGTGTACAACTGTTCATAAGTTCCCGCGGCGGCGGAGCCTGACGACCGCGGAACCGGTTTAGCAGCGCGAAGTCACTGGAGACCGCGGCCACCGGGGGCTGCTCTTCCTCTTCCGGCTCCCAGACCTCGTCCGCCAGGCCCGCGTCCACGGCCTCCTGGGCGGTGAACCACGTCTCAGCGCGCATAGCGGCGCGCCAGTCCTCGGGGTCGCCACCCGCCCGGCGGGCGTAGATTTCCGCGATAGAATTGGACATGCGGTCCAAGCGCTCGATGGCGCGCCCCATATCGTCCGCATTACCGTAAGTGCTCACCAGCGCATCATGGATCATAACCTCCGCGCCAGGGTAGATGGTGACGTGGTCCGAGCCACCGGCCACGATGAACGAGGCCGCGGAGAAGGCCATACCCTCCACCGTGGTCTCGACCCGAGCCGGGTGAGTCTGTAGCGCGTTCATCATCGCGATACCCTGATAAGCATCGCCACCAGGGGAGTTCACGCGCAACCGGATCACGTCCACGTCGAGCAGGGAAAGCTCACGCACGAACTCGCTAGCGTCCACGTCCCAGGCAATCTCACCGTACAGGAACACCTCGGCCTCACGGTCCGCGAGGTTCCGAATCTCGAACGCCTTCTTCTTAGTCTTAGTCGTCGTCACTGTCACCACCACCTCCAGGCGGGTTATTCTGTTTAATCTGGGCGATCTCTTCCGCGCTAAACTGCTTAGGCGGCAACTCGTAGTATTGGCGGGTGTGCTCCTCCAGGTCTCGGTCAGGTAGAATCACGCCGTTCGCCACGAGCTGTGCTAGGTCACTCGCGCCCAGCTCCGCCTTAGAGGCGATCGGGTCGAACGAGATTTGGGGGACCGTGCCCCGGTAATCCGGGAACGCCACTCGCACCAGGTCCTCGACCACGTGCTGGTTAGCGGTATCGGCCACCCATTCGGCCACGCCCTGCAGCTCCTGAATAAACAGGTCCGCCTGGGTCGAAGCCAGGGCGTAGGACCCACCACCATCCAGGTTCAGGAAGTGCGCCAGGACCGAGCGGGCGATCATATTGTCGTGGTACTTGATTGCCTCACGTGGACTGACCAACTGACCAGAGGTGCCCTTAATGTCGAGCTTGGCTCCGAACGGGATGGCCGCGCCGGAGTCCTCACCAGAGCCTAGACCCTCAGCGATCTCTTGGCCGTGTTCCAGGTCGCCCTCCGGGTCGTTAGTCAGCTCCGAGCCAGTGTAGACCGGAACGCCCATACCGTTTCGGTCCAAGACCGTAAGTTCCAGTTTCAACAGCTCGTCGCGCAAGTACCAGTGCTTGTACGCCGGTCGCAAGATGGACGTGCCCTCCCAGGAGCCGCCCAGGTCGTCGAAGACGTAGGCCACCAGCTGGTTTACTGGAATGCGCACCTCGTGTAACGCGTGCGCTGAGGCACCGCGGAACGCCTGCTTGCCCGGGCGCTGGTGGATCGCCTCCAGGCCACCATCATCCCCAATTTCCAACTTGGAGATGGTGCCCGGCCACCGGGGCGCGAGTTTCACCAAGTGCTCCAGGCCGTCGTCCCCCACCTGGTAGACCTGCTCGAAGAACATGTGGCCAAACTGTAGCGCGCGCAGCAGCTGCTCCAGGTGCTTCTTCCACGAGACCCGGCCCGTGCGTGGACTGTCGGGCTTGTGTGGGTCCTCACCGCGCACCTTCAGGCGAAGGTCCTCGGCCACCAGGGAAACCACGTCTGGGTCCGCCCCGTTCGGGTCGAGTTGCCACTTGATGCGCCGGATGGGCAGGGTCACCGCACGATAAACGGAGGTAATCTGTGCGTCCTCGCGCATCATCTTCGCGTAGGTGTGCGCAGATTGGGGGAACTGCAAGACCGCGTTGTCCTCGTAGAGCGCGCGTCCACGCTGAGCGGCGCGGGCGTAACCCAATTCCCGTCGGTTGGGGGTATCATCTACCATCCAGACCACCTCCTTCGTCGGTTGTCGTGTCGGTCGTAATTACTAAAAGTCAAAGTCCCGGCGCTGACGCGCCCGGGCGGTGGACACCTTCTTGGGCCGCCCCACGAACTTAGTGGGGTTAGCCGAATCGGGAAGTTCACGCGGAATCTCGTTCTCGCGCAGGCCCCAAATGGCGAAGGTCGCGGCCACCAGTCCCATCACGGAACCCGTTCGACGAGTAAGCGCGCGGCCGGTCTCACCAACCTCGCGGAACTCCGCCACCTGCAGTTCCTCCAGCCAGCGGGGGTCGCCATCATGCGAAATCTTGCCCTCTCGGAATAACTGCAGGAACAACTGCAGGGCGGCTACCACTGTGCGTGCCCGCATTAAATCCGGCTCCACCCCGATCGCGTGGATGGGCCGCTGCATGACGGTCGCCGGTCCTACCGAGTCCATGACCACGGCCAGGGGGTCGTTATTCTCGACCGCTGATTGGATGGCTAGCTGGGTCTCGTCCACGTCAAACTGGTTTAGCGGTGAACGCCGCAAGTGGAAACCACCACCGCGGGTACGAGCCGCCGAAACCAGGGCCACCTGGGACCCGTCCGGTGAGATGTCCAGGGCGATAGCGCAATCGCGCGTGGTCGCGGGTCGCGAGTTTTGAGCCGCCTTCCAGTCCTCGAATGGCACGATAGGCTCAAAATCCGAGGTGTCGTTGTCGCGGGGGACCCAGTAACCGACGCCCAGGGTCTCGACCAGGAAAGTCTCCAGCAGGTCCTCGGAGTTGCGGGCCGCCTGGGCCTCCGACTGGACCTCCTCGAACTGGACGCCCGGGACGGGGGCGGTGACCAACGACGGGTCGCAAGTCGACCACGTCTCGGGGTCGAAGGGGTCCTGGACCTTCGGGTCAATGGTCCATTCCTTGAACAGGACGCCCGGGGACCCGTCCACGCCCTGCCAGCGCTTGGCTGAGAACACCGCGCCGTGCAGGTGCTCGTACCGATTGACCGGCGAGGAGATGAAGACCTTCTGGGCGTTCGGGCGCGCCTTGGTCGTCGAGTTCATCGCGGAATAGACCTCGTTGGGCAAGTCGAAGCACTCGTCGAAGACCAGCAGGTCAATCGACAGGCCACGGCCGGTCTTCTTGGTGCGAGTGCGGAAGTAAATCTTCGCGCCGTTCGGGAAGACGATGGCGTCCTTGCCGTTGGTCTTGATCAGTTGAGGCTTCTTGCCTGGGAACTCGTCGGCCCACCACCCCATCAGCTCCGGGTTGTTCGAGATGATGTCCCAGAGGCGGTCTCGCGCGTCCACCGCGGTGTCCAGGAAGTGCGCCGTATGCAGGATGCGCTTTTCGCCCAGGAGGTAGATTCCAACCAGTTCGCGCCACACCAGGACCTCGCCCTTGCCGTTCTGACGAGCCAGGGGGACCACCACTTCGCGAGAAGCCCAAGTCCCGTTAGTCCGCGTGAGCAGCATATCGAAGACCAGGTCTTCTTGCCAGGGGTAGAGCGTGCCGCCACAGTCGCGGATGAACCACAGGGCCTCGATGGCGCGCGCCGGGTCGCCGGAGGGCACGTGACTGCAGGACGGCTCCTGGTTGCCTACCAGGTAGTCTGGGTGGAACTGTGGTGGTCGTTGGCTAGTGTCCAGGGCGGTAGTCATTGCACCTCCTATAGCAACTGTGGTAAAATGGAATTATAAAACTTTAAGATTTCTTGCGGTATTTCTCTAAGCGAGAAGGCCCGGAGTCCAGGGCACCTGGCTGGTGGGGGCCGAACAGGTCCGGGCGCTCTTTCACCCAGCCGCGAAGCTCCGCGCTAGCGCGCCGGGAAGCTTGGGCCGCGGGGTTCTCCTCCAGGTCGCCGTAATCGTTGCGGACCATTAAGCCGGAACGTTCAATCTCGGAGCGCGCGGCCTGGAAGTCCTCCAGGAGACCCTCGACGAGGTCCACCACCCGCCGGTCGAAGGCGTTTAGGCCTTCGCGAACAGGCAAACGGACGATGTTATCAACGTCACCCAAAGCTTCCTCCAAAATAGTACTAGTCAAGGCGTAAGACTTGACCAGGAGAGAGAACTCGACTATCAGAGCCGAGGGGGGAGTCGAGGAAATATACCCCCTCAACTTTTTGAGATAGTATCGAGCGGCCCGTGTCAAGTCGAGAGCGTGTGAGATTTACCACACGAAGTCCACGGCGGGGACCTCGTCCTGGCGCGGGGCCAGATTCCGCCGGTGCCGCCACTCCTGCACGGTGCAACCGATCACCGCCGGTCGCACGTCGTCGAATTCACCATCTTGTCGCTGAGAGTTACACGTGAAATGCAGCAAGCGCCCCGCGTGTCCGTGATCACGAGCACGAACGCCGTCGTGGTCCGCGGCCAGCGGTCGCTCGTCCCAGTTGCGCGCAGCCTCTCGAAACATCGGTTGGCCACACCAATAACAAGCAGCACCCGGAACCAGGGCCGCCAACAACCGCCGCCGAATGATCGGGTGCGCTCCCTGGTAGCCCCGTTCCCGGGTGCTCGCCTGCTTCTTGGACATTCCCTTTAACTCTCCTGCAATAAGCATCGAGCCACTGACCAGGTTGGGGGTAAAACCTAGCAGTGGCTCAATACTTTCGAGTATAACACGAACTGTACGCCTGACACAAGACCGACACGGGTGACGTTCATCACACGACCACACGGTCACACCATCACGCGGCCGTTCAAGTAAGCCACCACGTCACACAAGCGATAAACGTTGCGGCCCGCCTCTTGCCGCTTGGCCACGTGACCACGCGCCGCCCAGGCACGCAGTTGCCCCGGCGTGACACGCACGCCCAGCCGGGCCAAGTGCTCCACCACCTGCTGGGAGGTGCCCCAAGCCAACTCACGACGAGGCGCGCCAGAATGCCGGGCCACGAAGTCCGACAGCTTGGCCACCTGATTCTCCAGCGCCTCCAGCATAGAGCGCAGGTCCACCACGTCCTCCGCCCAGTCAAACGCCCAGGAAAGGCTGGCGTCCAAATCACGGGGCGGGCGCGGCAGGCCCGACAGGTCCGCCAGGTCCGACAGGTCCTCGTGTAGCGCGAATGTCAGGTCCAGCTCCAGGTCCACGGCCGCTTCCCCCACGGCCGGGCCACGCGGGCCGGGCTTCGCCCACTGCACCCGCTCGTTCGGGTTGCGGGCATCCGCCAGGGACTGGAACTTCAACGCCTGGAGACGACGCAGTTGGCCCTGGGCACGAGACGCCAAGCGCCGGGCCTGCTCGACCTCAGTAGTCACCGCCACGGTTACCCCCGCCCCAAACGACTAGAATGCGCCGCCGCGCAGCCATAGTGCGCCGCCTGATCGCCATCCGCGATAAACGAGAGCCAGGACCCCGGTTCCGCCAAGTAGTCAATCTCACCACCGCACCAACTGCAGGGCAAGCACTCCTGACGCAACAACTCCGGGTCCACACTAGCTACCGGACTCAGTGCCATAAATCCTCCGTATGAATAAAGTTGGACCCCCACAGGATAACTACCTGCGGGGGTCCGCCCAATCCCAACACGGCACGCGGTCCGGACGAGCAAGGAAGGAAAAGCGTCAACCGAAAGGAAACTAAGCAAACCAGCCGGACCACCGCGCACCTTCCATTATACCACGGACTATAGGACTGCAGCAACCCTGGGATTAAACCCCGGTGGAACCAAACCCATTAGAACCACGTTCGCCCTCGGGCAACTGGTCCACCTGACGCACTCGAACCGAGGGCCTAAACTGCGGTACCAACTGGGAGACACGTTCACCACGGCACACTATGACCGGATGGTCGTTGTTGTTCTTTACCCGCGCATAGAGTTCACCTGTATAACCAGGGTCGATAACTCCTTCAATAACCTCCAGGCCATGTCTGCGGGATGCAGACGAACGCCCCACCACGTACCCCCACAGTTCCAGCGGAAGACCCACCGCCACGTCCGTAGGGACCTCAGCCGTCTGACCAGGTTTAATCATCACGTCCTCCGAGACGTACAGGTCTAGTCCTGCATCACTAGCATGACCACGTGTTGGCAAGAAGCCGCGCGGTCCGACCTTAAACAACAGGTCAATTTCATTAGGACTCATTGAATCTCATACTTTCTGCCACGGTGGCGCGCCTGGACACGCACCCCCAAGTGCCTTAAATAGTAAACCCGCCGCGCCAGTTGGTCCAGGAGTCGTTGCAGCTGGTGATACGACAGGTCCGCCGGGAAGTCCAACAGGTAGGGCTGGTGAGCCTGACCAGGACCGACGAGGAACCCGGCCTGGGCCAGGCGGTCCACCACCTGGTGGGCGTCTCCGCCCTGATAGAGCACCGCCTGGACGACCTCCACGCGGGGGTCAGTGGACCTCATCGACCGAGACCCAGCCCACGAAGTCCGCCACGTCCGAGGCGTCCACCTGCAGTCCCAGGGAAGTAGTCAGGATGACTTGGGTGGACTCCTGGACGACCTCCACATCACCTACCGCCGCGGAGGCGTTGTAATGCTGGGAGTCACGCTCGGAGTGGATGTGGTAGGTGTAGACCTGGACCACGGCCGGTTGCTGCTCCAGCCAGGCCAAGAACCACGACCGCTGATAGACCTGGTGGTCAACCAGCAGCACCACCGGCGTGCCCGCCAGGGCAGCCATGGCCACTTCGGCCGGAACGCCCAGGGAGGCCTGCCCCGTGATCACCGCGAACACCGCGCGGGCGCTCTCCAGGGCGGCGTTGTTCACCCGCTGCAGGCTGGCATCCGGCCCCGGCTGGTAGTCCGCGGGGACCGACCACGCCCCCGCCGGGGAGTAGACCACCGAAGTAGCCAGGCACTCGCGCACCTGGGCCACCAAATGAGGGTTAGCCCGGGATAGGTCAATTGGCTGAGCCAGATACACGAACTGGGCTGGACGTTCAACCTCAGGATTCATCAGATTCCCACCACCATTCACCAGTCTCGGTAATCTTCAGGTACATCATGCAATAAATCATCAGGTCCAGGACCGTATCCGTGGACGGGGCCTGACCGCGTCGCACCGCGGCGGTCCAACGAGCCGCCTTGCCCTGGGCGTAGAACCAGCAGGCCACCTGCAGGTTACGCTGAGCCTCAGCCGCTGGAGAAGGCGCGAACGCGGGCGGATGGCCCTGGGTCGAGCGGAAAACCCCACCCAGCTGCTCCAGCTCCAGGGTGCCATACTCGCGGGCCTTCGAGATTAAGGGGTCCAGGATGGAGTCCACCAGGTCATGGAAGTACTGCCTAAACGCCTGCTCGGACTGAGGTTGGCGCGGTGGCTGGGACGGACGGTCAGGGGCCGAGGAGTTCTGGTCTACCATTCGAACTCCACCCCCGACAGGTGAATGGTGGAATCCGGGCCGGTACCCAGGGAAACCACCGGGGCCACGTCCGCCAGGTCACGGATGATGGTCAGCAACTCCAGGCTAGCTCGGTCCCAGCGCGGGGCGTCGCCAGTGGAGGCAGCGGCCGCGCGCTGCTCCCACAGCTCCGCGGACTCGAAGCCCTCCAGGCCCGCCAGGGAAGAATCCACCTGGTCCGCCATCGCCAGGTGCAAGAACGAACGGGTTGGGCCGTTGGCCTGGACGGCCGCGCGCACCAGGTCCAGGTCCAGGCGACCCACACGACGGACTTTCTGGGTGACAGTGGTGCGCTCCGCCTCCAGGCCGAGGTCCTCCCAGGAGGTCTCGTCCGCGAGAGGGCCGGAATTGCCAGCTACTCGGATGGGATACGGGCGCACGACCAGGTGGATGTTGAAGCGGTCAGGGGACTGGACCTCCCAGGGGTTGATGCCCGCCATGGCCGCGAAGTCAATCGCACGGGTGTCGTTCGACGTGCACTGCGGGTAGTAGCCCGCATGCAGGCCCAGGCCGTAACCCTGGGTGCCCTCAATGACCACCGCCGGGCGCTGACGGTCGAGGTCCACCACATCTGCTAGGGGGGCGACCTGGTAGTCGGCGGCGCGCTCGGAGTCGCGCACCAACTGGGCGGTGCGCCAAATCCGGTCCGCACGAGAAGCGCCGATGCCCTTCGCCGTAGAACCGAGGCGCTCGACGATGTCGGAGTTGCGCTCCTGTTCAATATGGTCCGGAGTCAGGACGGTCGCCTGCGGGTCCAGGTAGAGACGAGACTGGATATCATAGCCCGCCTCCTGGAGCATGCGCACCTCGGAGTCCAGCACGTCGAAGTCCACCTCGGAACCGGCGGCGATGTACAGGATGGCGTCGTCCTCAATGAACCCAACCGGGACCTGTCGCATGGCGAAGTGCTGACCGCCTCGACCGACCACCACGTGGCCCGCGTTAGGGCCGCCCACGCGAACGGAAATCACGGGGTGGGAGCTGGAGTTGGTGTCCGCTCCCCAGTGGGCTTGGCGGGAACGGTAGCGCACGAGGTCGCCTGCCACGCGTCCCTTAGACTCGGAGCCGAACTGGGCACCGGCTACAACGTCGATATAACTGAACATAGTTCCTCCTTATTGGGAATGGGCGGCGGTTTGCCACCTCGTGCCCCCCACAGGAATCGAACCTGCAGGCCATGGCCCGCCAGGGCGGAGGCTATCTACCCCTAGTATATCACCAGGGCAAGTTAATTTAAAATTCGGGGTTAATTCGCGGGGGTGACTAGGCCCAGCGGTCCGAGTCCGCGCCACCAGGCACGCCCGGGAACATGTCCGCCCAGATCACCCGGGCGTTCTCGCAGACCTGGTCCACCACGTGGGCGGCGTCGGAGGCGGGCAGTAACATCACCTGCGAGTCATGCACCACCAGCAGCAAACCCGAGTAGCCGATTCCAAGGCGACGGCCAATCTCGCGATAAGGCCTAACCAGGCGGTCCGTAGAGATTAACCACCGCTTGCCATACTCCGCCAAAGACCCCTGGATGCGCTGGTTAAACGCCGAATGTCGGTCCTCGCCCGGCGCATAATACCGCGGGCGGCCCGTGGTCATTTCCACGAAGGCGTGTTTCTCAGCGAAGGCCATATGCTCCTCGATGGCCCGGCCAAACTCCGGGTACAGGTCACGCCAATCATAGACGATGCGCCGGACCTGACGCAACGGCATCTTCACGCCCGCCTGATTAGCCAGCATCTCCTGGAACGTCTGCGGACCGGAGCCAAAGATCAGCGAGAAGTTCGCGCGTTTCGCGATAGAGCGAAACATGTCCCAATCGTCGTCGCCGGGCTTCAGGCCAAATAGGTCCTGGGCGGTCTCGCCGTGGGGGTCGCGACCTTCGCGGATGTGGTCCAGCATAGTCTCGCAGCCCGCGTCCAGGGCAGCCAGGCGCAGCTCCGCCTGTTCCAAGTCCAGGTCCCACAACTCCCAGTGATCCGACCCCGGCGGCGCGGGAAGCGCGCGGACGGTATCGGCCACCACTTGCCGGGGGGTGGGCACCGGCAGGTGCAGCGCGTAGTCCTTGGGCACCGCCTGGAGATTAATTCGCGTGGCCGAAAAACGTCCGGACTTAGTACCACCAGTGTGTCGGAACGAAGTCCGAATGCGCCCATCCTCGCCCGCGCGCTGTGCGAACGGCTCGTACCACTTGGAGATGGCGGACTTGAACCGGTTGTATTCCTGCAGGTCTCGCGCGAACGGAACCTCGTCGTCGACCATGGAGCGCACCACCGCGGCGGTCAGCTGAGGTTGTCCGGTCGCCGTCGTCGAGTAGGGCGGCAAGCCCAGGCACTGCACCTCGGAACCGCGCCCCAGGTCGTGCTCACCTTCACCGAAGTAGTACTGTCGCAGCATCTTCGGCCGAATCTCATAAGGCACGTGCTGCTGGATGCGGTCCATCGACTCGTGTAATTGGCGGGCGTACTCCAGAGACTGGGTGGGGTTGTAGGGCAGGCCCGCCTGCTCCATGCGCAACAGGCAACGCACAATATCCATCTCTTGGGGGATGAACCGGCCGGTCAGCGTGGACTCGTCCAACCAGGCGCGCTGCTCGAAGTAGACCGCCCAGGTCAGTTCCGCGTCTCGGATGGCGTAGGGGTACATGACCTCCCAGGGCACGCGGTCGAACCGGGGGTTAGACTTCGGGCCAAGATGGGGCTTCAGCGCCTTCTGCTCCTCGTCCGCGTCGTGGCCATAAAGCCGGGTCGCGATCTTCTTGAGGGCGATAGGGCCGCGGGGCCAAACCTCCGGGGCGGCCACCATGGTGTCAAAGATCACGCGGTCAGTGAAATCGCGGCCCGGGTAGCCGTGGATGGAACGCCCGGCCATTTGGTGGATGTCGAACCGGATGTTATGGCCGATTAGACCACTGCCCGCGGTGGACATCCAGCGGATTAGGTGATTCCAGGCCCGGCGGCCCAGGTCCAGCTCGTTATCCGGTCCCTGACCGAACGGGTAGGCCGCTGAACGTGGGACGGGGTCGCCCTTAACCTGATAGGCTAGCGAGACCACCGAGACCCGGGAACCATCATCTGGATGCAGTCCGGATGTTTCTGTATCATAGAAAATGGGTCCCTGAATCTCCGAGGGGCGGGGCAGGCCCAGCGGAGTCTGGGCGGCCGGGTGGTCGCGATTGAACTCTGGGAAGTCTATGGGCGTGTTGGGGAACTCCATGGGCGCGGTCTACTCCTGATTCAGGTGGTAGGCGTCCACCACTGCATCAGCCAGGCGGCGGACGTGGGCCGCGCGCTTCTGAGCCGAAGCATGCGGCCCCACGCGCTCCCCCATCTTCTCTTCCAAGTGCTTGCCATACATCATGAACACGTGCATGGCGAAGGTGTCCGGGTCCAGGCCTAGCCGGTCCGCGTGCTCGGTCTCGACCTCGGTGGCCTCCACCAGCGGCGGCTGCTGCTGATGGTCCCAAGAGACCAGGATGTACACTCCGGCCTCAGTGTCGCGTGGTCGCTCGGACTTAGTTTCGAACCGGACCTGAGGGCGACCGCGGAAGCGGGCGGACTTCTTCAAGACGTTAATGCGCTGTCGGGCAGCTCCGCGGGACTGGTGCTTGGACCAGGCCACGCGCTGGCCGGGGTGTTCAGCCAGGACGTCCAGGAACTCCACCAGGGACTTCTCGTCGGTGATGTCCTCGGACACGCAGGTTAGCTTCAAGTCTTCGGGGTCAGGGACCCAGGGTAGTTTCGTAGTCATATCGTTATTATATCACAACTAAATAATTTAAGTCAAGGAGCGGGGGCCCACCACCCCCTAGGCACGAAAGAACCCTCTCCGTGGCTCTCGGAGGGCCTGGAGAGGGTTCTTAGCTATTGAAGGGCTGGGAAGGCCTCCGAGGCGCTCGGAGACCCCAAGGAAGGCCGCGGAGATATATCAGGACAGGTGCAGGTAGACCGAGTGGACGTCTGGGCGCTTCAAAATGCGGGTCAGCTGGCCGTTGTTGATCGCGCCGGAACCTAGACCGGTGTAGTCCCCCTGGTCGACCACGGACTGCTGACCACAGTTGAAGTAGTACCAGCGCGCGGCCTCGTCCTCGTCCGGACGGTTGTGGGTGTCGGGGTCCACCACTCCCCAATAAGTGGAGGTCATCTTGCGGACGCGGTACCCCCAACACTTGCCGACCCAGGAAACCTCGCTGCCCAGGGGGATATTTCGCAGGGTGCGTCGGAACGACTCCGAGGTCTCGTCGTCTGGGTGCAGCTTGATATCCTCGTCGTCGTCGTCCTCGTCGTCTTCGACGTCCACGAAACCGTCGGGCAGGGCCTCCATCATCTGGCGGAACACCTTGGTCAGGTTACCACCCTCCGAGGTGGAGTCCTCGTCCTCGTCGTCGCCTTCATCCTCGTCCTCGTCCTCGTCCTCAGGCTTCTCGTCCATGAGTGGGGAGGGCACCTCCAGGTCATTGGCCGCGCAGATGGCCGCCAGGGCGTCCTCGGGCGACAGGAAGTTGTCCGCCGGGCGGATCATCTGGACGTTACGAACGTTCTCGTCGGTCAGGAGTTCGCAGAATCCCGCGGAGGAGACGTCAAACAGCTCACCCACGACCGCCCAACCATCGTCGGTGCGGATAGCGACTCGCGGGATATCGTTGTTGGTCCAGCGGACCACCATCCCCTTAGGGGAGTCCTCCAGGTGGCCTTCGGGGATGGCGGGCACGGTCATGTCTGGGTTAGCTTTGCGCAGCAGCTGGACCAGCTCGTCCTCGTTCATCCGCAGGTTCAGGGCTGGCACTAGTCCAGACTCTGCGAAGACTCGGTCAGACGCGTCAGATGCGAGCTTGGCTAGGAGACTGATGATTTTATCAATCACGGTAGGTTCCTTTCAGGTTGGTGACAGGTAGTGGAGGAGACCACTAACTAAATTATATCACAGGGTGGAGGGGAGTTACAACTGGGGGTGGTCGTGTGACGGTGTGTGTACGGTGTGTGACAGTTAACTGTCTCACATTAATTATTAAAAGCTTCCAAAGTCAGAACACATGAGCATATTATTTAAAATATAATGTGAGACAGTGGGTGACACCTTCTGAAAAGCACCCCCCCTTTCGTACTTGTGTGTGGGTATGCGTGCATGCATACACGCCTGCACCGGGGGGGTGCTCTTTCCGAAAGGTGTCACCCACTGTCTCACATTACTAGAGAGGTAGTACTCGCATATGCTCTGACCTGCGACGCTTTAAATAATTAACGTGAGACGGTTAACTGTCACGCGGCGGTGTCACGCGTGACGGTGTGAGTACAACGAAGGACCTGAGATCAGCTGTCTCTCAGGTCCTTCTTAGCTTCTTCTTAGTTAGACGTCGGAGTTCACCACGCGCGTTCCGGTGCGGTGAGGGTGCCTCAACTGTAATCTAGGACACTCTGCGGGGTCGTCAATGTCGTCCCAGTCCATAGGCCGGGGCCACCTCTTGGACATGATCCTGTGATCAACCTCACCCACAGTGGTGTGCTGCAACACATCATAGAGAGCCACCACCGCCTCGTAGGTGGACGCGTAGACACTAGTAGTGTTACCCAGGCAGATGTCAATCACCGTTGACTCCTGAACACCTAATTCCTGAGCCAGAGCACGCGCGGACCAGCCCAATCGACGCAGGGCACAGAGACGCCTTTGCACCGGCCAAGCGGGCCGCGAGTTAGTATCGCCCAGGGCCCCCTGGAGGCGCTCCGCGGTACTCTGTCGCACCCGCTGAGACTTACCGCTGGCGATATCGCGGACGGTCATGATGTTAAGTCCCGCCCGCTTCGCCAGGGCGTAGCGAGTAACACCACGGTCCAGTTCCCGATTCACCTGGACGCGCAGCGCCGAGGCCGATATCAACGGCCGCACCACGCCCAGGGCGTAGGCATGTACCGCACAGTAACCGCCGTAGCCCTTCGGAGCTTGGCGCGAACAACTCGTTCGTTTACACTCGTTCATATATTCCAAACCCCTTCCGGGCAGTGGTGGCCTAGAAGTAGTCCACGCGCTTAGTGATAGTCTCCGCCAGCACGCCAGTGATCACCCAGCAGCGCACTTGGCCGGTATCTCGGCCACCGTCCAGGCGGCGGCGCTGGCTAGAGTGCACGTCGTCTGGATAAGCGACTCTCAGTTGCTTAAGCTGGGCTACGAGAGACGAGCGAGACTCGGTTCGGGCATTCACCCGCCCATGGTTCTTCTCGAACCACCAGGAGGCTATCCGAGACGGGTTCACGGCCACCTCGTAGTCGCCCTCCTGGGTGTATCGCATGCGCGCCGCTCTACTAACCTGGAACGAGTTCCCGTGAGTGGCGGCCAAGTACATCGGAAGGAGTTTCGCGGTCAAGGTGTTGTCCTGCTCCAGGACGTCACCACCGTCCGAGGACTCCAACAGCTGGTCGATGGTCTTTCGGTCGTCGCGGTGCACCCAGTCATACACCCACTGATAGACCGTCTTCAACTTGCCGTCCGCCCCGGGCAGGTGAGGGTCCAGCATCAGTTCCTGCAGGACACGAGCACCCACCAGCAGCACCAGGTCTCGGTCCTGCAAGCGGCCCGCCCGGGCGTGGTCCTTCCGCTCCTGTTGGAACCACTCCGCGATCTTTGGTGCTAGTCCCGCGACCCGCTGCAGGAAATGGCCCGCCAAGTTGTTACCGCCGCCAATTTCCGTCAGCTCGTCCTTCGTGGCCACCACGTCCATCCACTGGGAGTTCGTGGGGTCCCGGTGAGACATACGCTGTTGGGGAGGTGGTGGCGTCAGCAGCACCGAACGTTCTCGCAGGGCCTTCTGCGACTCCATACCCAGCGACTCACCGGACAGCAGCAGAGACCCCACCAGGTGATACTGTCGCGGGTTGTTGTTCGCGTCCATCTTGGACAGAGACCCGCCCGCGGTCAGGACTCGAATCAACTCGTGCACCGTGGTAGGCTCGTCCAGGTCGTCGACCCAGGTGATTCCGTTGCGGTTCGACGACAGGCGGTTGCGTAGCACCGCCGGGGTGTAGTGACCTTCGCCGGACGAGGAACCAGAAAGTTCCGCCATGAGCGAGAACATGCCCGTGGTTTTGCCTGAGCCGGAGGCCGCCTCGATGGCCATGATGGGGAAAAGCGACACGCGGGGCTGTATCCACTGCTTGGCCAGGGTGGCCGCCCACCACGCACCGAAAAGGGACGCGGTCTCCGGCTCCTGGTAGTGCATGACGTCGGTCAGGATGCGCCGCGCCTGCTGGGAGTCGCCCGCCATGCCATAAGTGTCGCCCACCCAGGTCAGCTCCGGGTCCGCCACCACCGACTGGCAGCGGCGCAAGCCCTGGGCGTCAATTACGTCGTTTCCGATCACGTATCCGTGCTCCACCGAGGACCAACCATAGTTGGGCGTGATGGTGCGTACCGGGGCCTCCTGGGAGTCCAGGTACATCAGCAGCCTGGAGCACCAGTCGTAGTCCTCGTGCGCTAGACGAGCGCCGGAGCCAACAGATAGTGACCACTGGGATAGGAACTGCCGGGCCGAACGCGGATTGCCCAGGTCAGTAGACCTCACCAGGATAGTCTCGACGTGGCCTGGGTTGCGCCGCGTGACCAGGTCGCACTCATACACCCAGTGGGACAGCTCCGGGTCCCAGAGCTTGCCCACCACTCGCAGGTCGAAGGTGCACAGGTCATACGGTTCCAGGCGCTTCTGCTTGGCCGGTCCCTGGTAAGCTAGGGTGCGGATGCAGTCGCCACCGGAGACTAGCCATCCGTTAGACTCGTTCAGCATGGACTCCAGCTCGGGGTCTCGGGCGCTTGCCTGCTCAGTCTCCCAGATACTCTCCGCGGTCTTCATGACCTCGTCCGAGTCCAGGGGCCGGGCTAAGACCCGGTTGGCCGCCGAGACTGAGGCGTAATAGGTGTCCTCGTCGTCGCGGAACTGGATGGCGTAGTGACCGGCGACCTTGGTGAGCCAGTCATTTCGCGACCCCACGTCGGGCGGGTTGTTCAGCAGCGCGGGCAGGCTGGAGCGTTCACCCGCGGACCGGCGGCTGGAGGCCTGGACCTTCTCAATCAGCTCCGCCGGGGCGTAAGTGATCGCCACGCCGTTCGAGCGGTACGCCCGGCCCGTGGCTGGATGTTTAGAACCCGGAAGGACCACATATGAGTGCGCACCGGATTTAGTGTCCACGCCCGGGGCCAGGACGCCCGAGGAAGACTTGAGCCGGGGCGTTCCCGCAGGCAGCTTAAAAATCAGGTGGTGGCCACCATCGCCACGGCCCGAGTAGTGCACGCGAGAAGCGGGGAGTCCCTCCAGGGCCTTGCCACCACTGCGGGGGTCGATATCGACCACCAGCAGGTCCTCGCAGGCTCCGCCTACGCCCGTGGCGTTCGGTGCCTGGTTGAACAACCGGCGCACCTGCTCCGCTTCACGCGTCGCGGCCTTCACGCCACCCGCGCAGGCTGGCTCCTTGCCCTGCAGCGGGAACACTGCCCAACCATCGTCCAGGGCGGCTAGGGCAGCCTCCAGGGGGGTCATTCGGTCCCAGGGACTGGATTCGGATTTAACTAGTTTCATTTAATGTCCTAAGATGGGTGCGCCCCCGCCACAGTGTGACGAGGGCGGGGGAGTTGGGGGACCAACGAGAAGGTTTAGATTTCGTTCTCTAGAGCACCCTTAACGGCTGGCAGTTCAGCCGGGTCGAAGTCGAAGTCGTCCGGGTTGAACGGGTGCAGCGACTGGATGGAGTTGGTCATTTCGCCTGCACGGTTACCGGTGGCGATCTGCTCCTGGACCAGGTGCAGGGTTACCCACTCACCGATCATTTCGTCAGTGTCGGAGTCGGTGGTATAACCGAACGCCTCGAAGGTGGCCTTGAGGAAGCCCAGGGCCTTCTCGGACAGCGAGGTGTTGTTCCACTGCTTGCCTGGCTGGCTCTCACCATCGGTGTTATGCAGGTCGCCAAACTCCCAGCGCCAGTAAGGAGCCTTAGCGCCTTCGCGCTGCTCCACGTCCAGCAGGCGGGCCGCGTAGCGACCTTCGGGCAGCAGGTAGGAGCCAGTAGCGGCCTCCGCGTTGTTGACCTTCTTGGCAAGCTGTGACTTAAGCTTTGGCATGAGTTTTATTCCTCGTCTTTCTTATTGTCGTTAGGGTCCTCAGCTGGCTTCTCGAACTCAGACTGGCTGTCGTCCTCGTCCAGGTCCAGCGTACCATCCGCGACCGCGCGGATGCGGTCAAAGGATGGGTCCGCCATCAGCGGCGGGAAGGAGTTGGTGCGGTCCTTGGCGTTGATGTGCTCGGTGGGCTGGAAGCGTCCTACCTGCTGTCCCTGGACTATGGCGGTCCGCACGACCAGGTCCACGTACCCCATCAGGTCCGTACCCAGGGCCGGGGTGATGGCGGGTCGAATCTCGTCGTCGCCCACCTTCTCTAGGGCGGTGAAGATGATGTCACAGGGCAAGTCTCGGAATCGACGAATTAACTTACGCAGCTGAGAGGTCATCTTGTTGTAGTCGTCCCAGTCGATCACGTCCGGGTCGAGCACCACGCGCGACTTGGAGATGCGAGCCTCGGTGGCGTTCTCGCGCAGCAGCTGGTGGATTTCAGTCATGGAGTCAAACACGACGGCAGACCATGCGTCGGGGTTCTCCTCCAGCTCGTCCGCCAGGGCCTGGTGCAGCTCGTTTAGACCCTCGGAGGTCACGCGCTGACCAGTAGGCGGCCAAACCACCACGTGGCCGGTGTCGACGCCGCGGGAGGCCAGGGCGCGGGTGTCCAGACCACCTTCCGCGTCAATTACCAGGACCTTGGCGCTCTTGGACTTGGTGGCCAGGGCGGCGGCAGTGGTCTTGCCAGTTCCCTGACGGCCGTAGTACAGCACCTTCAGGTATCGCTCTTTTTCCTCTAGGGGTACTCCAATAGAGGAGATTGAGCTTGATGCTTTTGGCATACTTAAAGCTCCTATCTAGTAGTGTTGGGCGGTCTCGCGGCCAGTCAGTAGGCCAGGACCCAGCCGCGAGACCATCTCCCATTTTACCGGCCCGAGATGTCACACACAATTGCCTACCCCCGTGTAGTTACCCCTGTTGTAGAGATTATGTGTGACATGCTAAACTAGAGGTATGTCACGATATACGTCTAAACTATCCCGCGTGTTCCAGCCGGAGGCGGTCCGACAGTACCAGGTGGACGTGCTGAATGCCGTCTTGGCGGCCCAGTCCGCCCAGGGACTTATACCCGTTACTGTGGACCTGAACCAGCTGCCCATGGCGGTGCCAGAGAGCCGATACCGCCGATTGGCCCGCGAGTTCAACCACGAGACCGCCGGTTTCGTCGCCGCCTGGCGCGAGCTGCTTCCCGCAGAGTTCAAGCCCTACGGGTACCTGGGCATGACCTCGTCTAACCTAATCGACTGTGCCCGGGCCATGGCCGCCCGAGACTTCACCCTGGAAGTGGTGGAGTACTACGAGCGCGAGCTGGAACCGGCTCTGGTGGACCAGGTCATTAAGCTGGACGAGGCCATGCGAGAGGGTCGCACCCACGGGCAGGTGGCCGCCCCGGTCTATATGAAGTCAATCTACGAGACCGCCCTGGACCGGATCAACCGGATCATTCGCGAGATGGCCCAGTCCATACCGCCCGGCGCGCTTATGGGACCGGTGGGCAAGCCTGACGCCCGGGCACTACCACTGCCCGTTCGCGAGAGCGTCGGGCGGAAACTACGCGTGGACCTGGACCACTTCCCTACTCAGATTGCGGACCGTCAGCGCTGGACCGCCTGGGCATTCCAGCTATATCAGCTAATCGCCGCTTGCGAACAGGTGGCGACCCACCACCGCCTGGAGTCCATCTCCGGCATCGACCGGTTCTCCGAGAAGTTCGAGGCCGGGGTGCAGCGCGGCTCGTCGTCCATGCCCCACAAGCGAAACCCCATCCGTTCCGAGCGTATCTGCGGCCTGGCGCGAGTCGCCCGGGGCCACCTAATGGCGCTATTGGAGACCGCCACCTGCTCGTGGTGGGAGCGAGACCTGACGAACTCGTCAGTCGAGAAGACCGCCCTGGTGGACCTGGTGGACCTGACCGGGTTCATCCTCCAGGAGACCGCGGAGGTGGTGCAGGCCGCCCAGTGGACCACTGGCACCGAGAACCCAGACGCCCGGTGGTTCTCGCACGCCCGCTTGGTCGAGTCGCAGCTGCAGGGAGTCAACCCAGATGATGGTGAATACATGCGCATCCAGGAGGCCACTCGTGCCCAAGATTAAGCGTTCCCGCGCCCAGGAGATGGGCTGGGAGCTGTACCCCTATCAACAAGTGGGGGTGAACTTCCTGCGTTCCCAGAAACGAGCGTACCTGGCGGACGAGATGGGCCTGGGCAAATCCGCCCAGATGATCAGGGCTAGTGTGGGGCGCACGCTAATCGTCGCCCCCGCCACGCTGGTAGACTCCAAGACCTGGCAAGGACAGGTGGACCTGTGGGCGGACGACCCTAGCCGGTTCACCATCACCGCCTATTCCCGGATACCCAGCCGGAAGGGGCGGCGGATGTCGCCCGTCCCCAAGGAGGAGTTCCGGGGACCCTGGGACACGGTGATTCTCGACGAGGCGCACTACCTCAAGAACTCGGACGCCATCCGCACCAAGGCATGCCGAAGGGTACTGCGAGACGCCGAACGGGTGTACCTGGCATCAGGTACGCCTATCCCTAACTGGGCGCACGAGCTGTTCGTGCCCCTGCAGATTCTGCACCCAGACCAGGCCCGGGCCGGGGCCAGGCTGGGCAGCTATTGGCGCTGGGTCGAGAAGTGGTTCCGCGTGACCGACAGTCCCTTCGCCCTGGGAGCGCGAGATATCGGGCGGATGAAGGGCTGCACGCCCCGGTGCGACCAGCGCAGCCTCGACGACCCCTGCGAGCACTACCGTCAGTTTGTTGCGGAGAACATGGGGAAGAAGTTCCTGCGTCGGCTCCGAGACGACGTGCTGCAGGACCTGCCTGGACTGCAGGTGCAGGAGGTTCGGGTGCCTATGAAGTCCAAGCAGTGGACCGAGTACCGGCGCATGCGTGAACAGTACATAGCTGAGGTTGGGGACGAAGAGCAAGTGGCCTGGTCAGTCGCGGCCCGCCACACCCGCCTGGACCAGATCACCACGTCTCTTGACCTGTTGCAACGCGGGCCGGTGAAGGACTACACGAAGAACTCTGGCAAGCTGGAGCGCCTGTCGGAGGACCTGCAGGAGCTGGTCCGCCCGGCGATAGTGGTGGGCCACTACCGGACGACGGTGGAAGCCGCGGCGCAGGTGGCCCGGGGCCTGGGTAAACGGGTGGCCACCATCCACGGGGGCACCCCGGCGCGCGAGAGGGCGAAGCACGTCGAGGAGTTCCAGGAGAACAAGATTGACGTCTTGGTGGGGTCGTATGACACCATCAGTGAGGGCCTGACACTGACGGCCGCGGACACGATGATTCTCCTAGAGAAGTCCTACAAGGCGGCGCGTAATGACCAGGTGATCCGGCGCATCCACCGCCTGGGACAGACCAGGAACTGCCTGGTGCTAGACTATATCTCAGTGGGACCCGCCGGTCAGGCCACGCTCGACGTGAACAAGCGAAAGGTGCTGGAGAGCAAGAGACGTGGTCAGGAGTTCGCCCTGACTGGTTCCACTATCAAGGAGATGCTGTAATGAAGATTAAACCACGCGACCACATGCGGTTCGCCTCCTTCGACCCAGGAGACGTTCACGTGGGAGTCGCCCTATTCGAGAAAGGAAAGTGCGTGTATAGCCGGGAACACTCCCCGGAGTCTAGCCTGCAGTGGCTAGACGAGAGGTTGGAGGAGGGCCTGGACCACGTGGTGATAGAGCGTTTCCAGCTCTACCCTAACAAGGCTGCTGCACAGCACGGTTCAGATATGTTAACTAGTCAACTGATTGGGGCTATGCGCTTGCTTGCCTGCCAACACCGGTGTCCGGTGACTCAACAGCAGGCGGCGTTGAAGAAGCCCACCGAGAGCCTGATCACCCGTCGAGGGATTAAGCGACTATCAACTAAGGAAGGAAATCATGCCAAAGATGCAGAAACCCATGGATACGCGTTCATCTGGAGGGGCTAAGGTCAAGGGAGTACCCGAGAAGGCCCCGCAGGGCGTGACCAACGAGGAGTACGCCGCCCGGGTCCGGATGGCCACTCGCAAGCCCAAGAACGCCGTTACGGTGACGTTCTCAGAGATGGACTCGTACCGCCAGTGCCCACTCAAGCACAAGTGGTCGTACAAGGACGGCTGGCGTGAACCGGCCCGGGAGGGGTCCGCCCTGACGCGTGGTTCTCTATATCACGAGGTCATGGAGGCGCACTACACGCTGATTCAGGAGGGCTACCGCGCGCCCCTGGACGAATTCCGTCAGTTCATGTTGGAGGAGTTCCTGATTGACAAGACAGGCCACCAGTCCGAGGACCAAGAGATAGTCGAGTGGATGTACGACGGCTATCTGGAGTGCTACGGCCTGGACGACGACTGGGAGCCGGTGCTGATTGAATCGGCCGGTGAAGTCCGACTCCGGGACGAGAAGGGCAAGCCCACGAAGTTCTATCTGCGGTTTAAGATTGACCTGGTCGTGCGTGACCGCAAGACGGGCCACCTGTGGCTAGTGGACCACAAGTCCGCGTCCAACCTCTCGCGCGAGACCGAGATTGACATGCAGGAGCAGTTCCGCTTGTACGCCTGGGCGCTGCGTCAGCTAGACATCCCGATTGCAGGTATCATCCGTTCGGACGCGCGGACCAAGCGCAACAAAACGCCTATGAAGCTGGAGCAGAGATTCCGGCGTGTCACCACGTTCATGTCGGACGAGGAGGGCGACCGGATCGCCCTGGACCTGCTGAACACGGCTAAGGCGGCATACAGCCCCCACACTCCGATCTATGCGGCTCCGATGCCGGATATGTGCTCTTGGCGTTGCCCGTTCCTGGGTGTGCACTTGGCCTGGAGGCGTGGTCTCGCGGACGAGGACACACTAATGCGTGACTTCGGCCTGTTTAAGACCGAGGAGAAGCACCGAGAGTACGCGGACGGGCCGGTGGCCACCGCCATCCGCCAGGGCCGCGCTGGACTGCCGGGAGGGCCGGAGAATGGTTAGAGGACAGATACCCCAGGAGCCGTCCCTGCTAGCGATGGAACTGCGTTGGACGGCCGAGGGCCTGCACCTAGCGTACGAGGAGTTTAAGCGGGTGGGGTTCACCCGGCGCGAGGCTATGGAGTTTACGCGGATGTTCTATCAGCGCGTTCTCCAGTAGGGCGGGGGTCCCGCGGGGGTAAGGGATTGACAGACTACACTAACTATGATATAATAATGGTGTAGTCTGAAAAACCCGACAGTAAGGAAAAGCCATGGGTACCGATTTAAACTCCGACACCTGCCAGTGGTTCGCGCTCTGCACGCGACCGGCCACCACTACCCGGTCTGGACACCTGTTTACGGGCGTCGGTCAGGCCGAGGTCTTTGACATCCCAGTCTGCGACCAGTGCGCAGAGTTCGTCGACTACTTGGAGGCCAAGGATGCCTAGGACCACCTACTGGGAGCGCGCCGCCCGTCGACGCGAGAAGGCTAAGGCCGTGGCCCTGGGAGCCGTATTCGGCGGGTTCTTGACCTTGGGTATGGTTATGGCCCCGGCCCCGGGGGACGAGGCCCCAGGCTGCAGTCCCACCCACTCCGAGTGCCCACAGTAGCCCCTACCCCCAAGCGGGGGTGGGGGTTTTCCCATAACTTGTGTAGTAGTAATCTTATATGATAAAATAGAATTACAACAGGGAAACAAGGAAAGGACAGAGACCATGCTGGACAACATCAAGGACCTGGAGCAGGCACTAGTGGACGCAGTCGACCAGGAGGAGTACGAGGCAATCGAGGCCGCACTTGAGGTCGAGCGCGCCCGTTACCGTGACCTGATCCAGAACTGCATGATCAACGCTGACGACCAGGCCGAGTACAACCGCTTCGCCGCAATCCTCGCAGAGCTGGACTAGAGACCACCACCCCGGCGCGCCAGGGCCGCCGGGGCCGTCGCCAGGGAAGCGGGGGTAGTCAGCGGGGGTGGCCAGGGAGGTTCCAACTTGTGTAGTAATTATCCCCCATGATAAAATAGAATTAGAACGAAGGGGAAAGGCCCCGGGGGAACCGAGAGGAAAAACAATGAACATCAACCACCAGCTAGTCCAGTCCCGTCGCGGCGGCAAGATTCACTACCCAGGTTGCGGTGCCCGCTCCTACTACATCAAGGGCGTGAAGGGCACCGAGGACATGACCCACGAAGAGGTCGTGGAGAAGTACGGACAGCAGCTGTGCCTGACCTGCTTCCCGGAGGCTCGCAAGCCGAAGACCACCACCCCGGCCCAGGAAGAGACCCCGGCCAAGGAAGAGGCAGAAGAGACCACCACCTGCCCGGGCAGCGGCACCTACGACTGGGCAACCGGTAAGCGCGAGCCGGAGCGCTGGGGCTTCATGTACAGCAATGGCGGAACCTGCGCCCACTGCAACAACTGGGTGTCCACCACCACCCGTTACAACCCGAAGATGCGCAAGCACAAGGCCTAGTGGCCAGGGCCAGGGCCGGGGGGCCTGGCCTCCTCCCCGGCGCGGCCAGGGAAGGATACCCCCGAGAGGGGGTAGCGCCTTGCATAGTAATTACTCGGTGTGATATAATTTTATTAGAGGTTAAGGGAAAAGCCCGAGACCAACACCGAGAGGAGCAAATCATGAACATCGACGAGTTCAACACCCCCGACCACGCAGTCTTTTTCCCCAACGACAATCTAGTGGCAGTGTTCAGCCTGGCAGGCGACATCATGGGCGCGGAGATGCCCGCCTGGGACCTGGAGGGGGCCCTGAAGGCCCTACACAACAACGGGTACCCGGAGTTCAACCAGGTCGAGTTCCTGGACGAGGACGGCGCAATCGCCATCCACAACTACTAGTCGAGAGGCCACCCCCGAGAGGGGGTGGTCACTTGTATAATAATTACTAGGTGTGATAAAATAAAACTAGAAGTTGAGGGAAGGACCCCAACCACCACCCACCGAAAGGAAGAGACCAATGATCAAGGCCACCTACCAGATGATTTTCGTGGACGGCACCGAGGACTACGAGGGCGACCCCATCCAGGCCACCACCCTAAGTGACGCAGTCCTGGAGGTTCTGCAGGAGTGGACCGAAGGACCCACCGCCCGCTGGCGGAACTCGAATAAAGACTTCCAGGTCAAAGAGCGCACCGAGAACCGAGCAGTGATCGTGGGGTCCCTCCTAGTGGAGGTCGACGACGACGAGTTCGAGTCCGCCCTGATGAAGATCACCCTGGACGCCTAATCCCCGCCCCCGGCACCACCGCGGTGTCGGGGGTACCTGTAGGGGGTACTTCCCTGGCGACGACTTGTGTAGTAATTACTAGTCATGGTAAAATAAAATTAGAACAAAGGGGAAAGGCCCCAACCGAGAAAGGAAATCATGAACTACGCAGCAAAGATCAAGGCCCGCAAGGAAGACATGAACCAGGCCCGCCAGGCAGCCCAGGCCGCCACCTGCCTGGAAGAGAACCAGTACCACCAGGGCCGCGCGGACCGCCTGGCCCAGGAGATTGCAGAACTGCAACAGGCCCAGTTCGCAGAGTACGTCGCAGCCCTCTAAGAGACCACCACCCCCACCAAAACCAGCACGGAAGGAACTGAAACTATGAACACCAAAGAGCGCGTCCGCAAGTTGCTAGCCCAGGCCCGCGACCAGGAGGGCACCCCGGAGGGCGAAGCCTTCCAGGCTAAGGCCTTCGAGTTGGCCGCCCGCTATGGCCTGACCGAGTTCGACCTGGAGGACTCCGAGGACCTGGGAGCGGACCTGGTCGAGGAGGTCTACCTGGAGGGGTCCTACCGCATCGAGCGCCAGATACTGCTGGGCAACATCGCGGCCGCCCTAGGGTGCGCCGTGGTTCGGTTCCGCGGCTCCGCCCGAGTGAAGATCGCCGGTAGCCGGGCGAACGTCGAGAAGACCCGGATGCTGTACGACTCGCTGGTGCTGCACATGATGTCGGAGGCCGGTAAGCTCCGCGGCCGCCTGGACGGCACTGGCACCACCCAGCAGGTCCGCCACTCGTTTATGATTGGCTACGCCGCCCAGATTCACCACCGCCTTCGCGAGATTAACCAGCAGGTGCACGAGGAGGTGGGCGAGACCTCGGGCGCGGTGGCCCTGGTCGACGAGCTGCAGCGGTCGCGGAACCTACTGCAGCAGCACACGGGAAGGGCGGCGCGCCGGGACAGTTCCCGTTCCCAGCTCAACGCCCGGGGCGTGAGGAGTGGCCGTGCAGGCGCGAACCAGGCGGACCTGGGACAGACTCGCATGGAAGGACGTAAACAGCTTAGCGCGTAGGATAAACGTTAGATTCAGGACCGAGGCTCTCGAAGGTATCTCCGAGGGCCTCTCGTCGTCTCCGAGGGTGAAAGTACCGGAGAAGGGCTTCAGGCGCTCGGAGATACCTTCGCGGGCTTCCCTGGTGGTGTACCCCTGGATGGGGGTGGTGAAGCGCTATTAAGTTGTATAATAATTACTAGATATGATAAAATAAAATTAGAGGTTAAGGGAAAAGTCCGGGACCAATACCGAAAGGACAGAAACAATGAACATCACCGCAGAAGCCACCCACGCAAAGCGCGGCCAGCTGGTCATCCTAGAGGACGGCGAAACCTTCCGCGTCACCTCGGTCCGCACCGAGCGCGCCACCGGTGAGCTGACCATCTTCGGCCGCGAGGAGGACGGAACCGAGTTCGGACCCTATTACAAGGGTGAATACCGCGTAATCCAGGAGGGCTAAACAGCCCGGAGCCACCACCCCGCGGGGATGGGGGTGGTGACTAATCCTTAAAGACGTCCAGGCGGACCTCGTTGGAGAGCCGGGCGACTTTAATAGTCTCCTGGTCATAATTGAATACACGACGCAGGCTGCGGATGGCGGACTGGTACTTGCTGCGGGTGGTGTCCACCACCTTCTGGAGGTCGTCCACGCGAGTCCTGAGAGATTGCATTTGCTCCGCTAGGGTCCGGTTCTCCTCCCTGTAGGACTGAATCTCCTTTTCCTGGTCGTCCATGCGCTGCATGATACGGCCGGTGAACGAGTCCCAGGCGGGGGAGTTAGCCTCGATCCGCTTGGCGTTCTCGGTGGACTTGGCCGCCACCTTCGCACCATAGTACCCCAAGAACGGGGACAAGATGGCACCGGCGGCGGCTAACACCTCGGCGCTAAGTGTCACGGTTCCTCCCTACATTCCGGTACCTCCTTATACGAGTGCTGGCGGCCCCGGGCGAACCCCCAGATAGCTAGCAACGAGATAGTGGTGTAAGCGATAGTGGTCACCCACCCCCGACTATTATAAACCACGAACGAGGCCGCCCACAGGAAGTGCAGCGATATCGCGGAACCGGCCGCCATGGGGCGGATGCGCTCCGCCATAGTCGAGGCCAAGCAGAAGATACCGACCGCCAGCCACAGCCACGACCAGGTGGTGGGGGCCGCCACGGTCTCCAAGACGTGCGCCGGATTGCGGTTCGGGTTGACCTGGGAAGGCAGGTAACTAATGCCACGTAGGGTGGCCGCCACGCCCAAGATGGCCACGCCCACCCCATCTTTAGAGATCCACTGTAACGACTGTTCCTTGGAGCGCACGCGGATCACTCCCGGGAGGTGCTACCGGAGTAGACCGGAAGTCGCTGGGCCTCCTGCAGCGCCTTCTCACGCGCCACCTGCTGTTCGTGTTGTCGCGCCAGCTGAGGAGCGGTCGACGGGGTCACGCCGTCACGGGTGGTGAAATTGATTACAGCCGCGGCGAACGAGGCCACGCCGCCCACGACCAGGGCTAGCCACGTGGGGGCCTCGTTGAGGTAGACCGGGATGTATGCGCCCACCCAGGCCACGGCCTGCAGGACGATTAGCACCGTGCCCTTGTAGCGCTTCCACCAGGGCTGCTCCTGCAGTTCTGCCGCCACCGCTTCCGCGATGGCCTCCACGACGGGGTTGATGGAGTCTTGTCGGTAGTGTTGAGCCATGGTTACTTGCCCTTTCGATTAGTAACGGATGCGGGGTCTTGGGTACGCGCCAGGGCCACCAGCTCGTGACGCAGCGCGGCCAGGGCGTCCACCACGGTCAGGTTCAGCCCGTTCTCGTCTTGGCCAAGTTGCGCCCAACCGGGGTAGGAGGCTTGCAGGTCCACGCGGCCGCGCTCGTCCAGGACCTTATCCCGCCCGCCGGTCAGTTGTTGTCGGATGTCCTTGACGTCGGAGCCGATGGGGTTCGTTACGCGGATATCTACGTACCGCTTGATCTCCTCCGCCTTCCGGTCGATGTGGTCTAGAATCCGTTGAATGTCGGCCATGGTCAGTTCCTCCTCGTTCGAGCCGCGCCGGGCGCGGCCGTTAAAAATTGATTCAAGTTCCGCCCTGGAGCCACGGAACGCGTTCAGGTCCACATTAGCACGGCTAGCCACCACTCCTCTAGAGGAGTACTGCAGCAGGTCCGGGCGGCGGTCGCCCAGAGGGTAGCTCCACCCGGAATGGTGGTCACCACCCTCCAGGTCGTAGGCCGTCCGGGGCGGGGCTATAGGGTTGGTGTCTCCGTAGTTGGAGCACCAGAGCGCGCCCAGGCCGTCCATGGACGGTTCGCCGCCGGGCATGTTCTCCCAGTACCACGCGCCGGAATAGACACCGGGGACTCGGTACCCGCGGCGCTCCAGTTCTCGCTTGGCCGCCCAGACGTCTGCACCTCGCAGCAGGTAGTGGCGCGGGTCGCCCGCCGGATAGCGGTTGTCGACGCTCTCGACGTCAATCCAGACTGGCAGGTCTCGACGGCCCGCCATTTGACGGTCGATCACGTCCACTTGCTGGGCGATGGTGGAGCCTTCCGAAGGCGCTCGCAGGTACCAGTAGGTGGCCACCAGCAGCCCGGCCCGCTCCGCGTCCTCCAGGTGCGAGTGAAACACCGGGTCGACGTAGGTTCCATCACATAAGCGGATGATGGCGAACTCCACGCCAGACTTCTTCGCCTGAACGCAGCTCAGCCCGTTGTTGTGCTCGCTGATGTCGATACCGAAGATAGTGTCTCCGCGGCGCTCGTCGGTATCTCCCGCGCCCTGGGAAGTGGTGGCCCGGCTCAGGTAGCGGGCCGGGTCCTCGTGCGCTCCACCCAGCCTTCCGGGCGCTCCCCACACCTCGAAGTGTAGGTGGGGGCCGGTAGACTCGCCCTCGTTGCCCACCACGCCAATCTGTTGGCCCGCGCGGACTCGGTCGCCCGCCTGGACCAGGATACCGTCGTGCTTGACGTGACCATAAATGAAGTCGCGGCCCGCGGACTGCTGGCAGTCCAGCCATATCCAGGAGCCGAAGCCGGAGACGTTATAACGCTCTCGACCTTCGACCACCACTCCATCCGCGGCCGCGTAGATTGGCGTGCCGATTGGCGCGGCGAAGTCTAGCCCCGCGTGGAACGTGCCCCAGCGGGGACCGTAGCCGCTGGAGACCTGGTAGGTCCCAGGCTTCATGGGGTGAGTTATCATAGTTCCTCCTTAACTAATCTTGACGGGCTTTTCCCAATAAAGGTTCTCCACGGACCCATAAAAGGGTTTGCTGTCCGTTGAGGAGTAGTGGTCAGTCAGAGCCGTATATCGGTAAGTGTCACCATAAACGTCAATAGTCACCAGGTCACCCTTTTTGTAGTTCACACCAGCCCGCCACGTAGTAGGGGTGCTGGACGGTGGGTTGGAAGGCGTGGACCCGCCGGACGACGGCGGAGTGGTGGACGTGGAACCACTGGACTTAGAAATAAACTTCCAGTACTGGTCCCCCTTGAAGCCGCCCGGCTTGTTGTCAACACTCGCGAAGTGGCCACTAGTGCACTGGTAGTTACCCTCCACTCCGTTAACCGTTGCTGACACTGTTTCCCCAGAGTAGTAGTAAATGCCGTTCTTCCAGGGGTCGTACTTGATGTCGTTTCGCTCACGGACGTAACCGACCTGCTTCCAATAGGAGTACTGGTCCCAGCCCTCGCCCGGCTGGGTTTTGTTACCGTCCGCCTGGTGGTCCTGGACGCACTCGTAGACGATCCCCTGATAATGGACCAGGTCGCCCCGATTATAGTCCTGCCGGTCGTGCCAGGGGTAAACCCCCGGCTTGACCGCCGGGGCTAGCGAGTAGACCTTCTGACCGCCGTACCAGGCCTCCTTAATCTTGCGGCCGCCCAGGTACAGTTCCTTAATCTTGCGGCCTCCAAAGTGAACTGGCATGACTACTCCGCAATCACGTAGAGGACGTCGGAATCAGGCTTAGACGGCAACGAGGACACCAGCTGAATCCGCGCGTCCACGTAGGACTTGTCGGCTTTACCATCAGCTGTTTTATCAACATAACGTTTGTTGACTACCGCGTCCGGAGCGCCAGAGAACATATCGTCATGTACGGTTATGCGGCCGTTGTCGTCAGACTTAACTAGCCGCCCCCCAAGTTCGCTCTTGGCCTGTAACGCGTAGGCTTGGACAGCGGCATACTCCGCCGGGGTTGTTTGGACTGGAGCCACCCACTCCGCGTCAAACTCCAACGAACGAAGGTACGAGTCGCCGTCCCATCCACCAATCACGACGCCATCAATGTAGGTACCGGCCGGGAGGGTTATGGTGTGCGTGGTCGTGCCTTGCGCGTATTGGAAGGGACCGAAGTGATAGGCAGAGGCTCTACCCCAGGTGTCCACATTGTCATGGATTATGGAGTTGTCGTTGTTATAGACGACCGGCATGACTAGCGAACGCCCGTCTCCGCTAAACATGGACTTGAACTCAACTTTGCCCATCATACGGGGAGTGGCGATAAAAAGGTAATTCTCCTTGCCTACAGTATTCCAGTACCCCCAAAACAATTGGCCGGAGCGGGTAGACTTATTTACGTACCACTTGGAGGTGGCAGAGTTGTCACTACTACCAGGGTTGGACGGTACCGAAAGTGTACCGTCACTCCAGCGCTGAACCAGCGTGGACGGCTTAGCGTTCTTCTCGATAGTGGGCAGGTCCGTAATGTCCGCCATCGTGTGCTTGTGGTCCTCGGGCGGGAACTTCTTAGGAACGCCCGTCAGGTCCGTCCACTTGCCGCTTTCGCCCGCGGGGCCACGGTCGCCCTTAGGGCCGGTCAGGTGCGGGCTGGTCTTCCCGTTAACGGTGAGCTGGTCGCCCTTCCAGCTAGTGGAGTCCGCCACCCCGGCCGCGCGGTCCGCGTCCTTCTTCGCAGCAGTGGCAGACTTCGCGGCCTCCGAGGCCTGGGAACTAGCCTTAGTCTCGGCGGTCTTAGCCGCGGTCGCGGACGAGGACGCGTCGCCCGCGGACTTCGACGCGGACGAGGCAGAATCGGCGGAGGCCTTCGCGGACTTTCCAGAGTCGGTAGCAGAATTGGCGGACTTCTTCGCGGACTGGGCGGCACCACTAGCCGCCGTCTCCGCCCGGTCTCGCGCGGACTCCGCGCGGGTGGCGGACTCGGTGGAGGTGTCGATTAGGTGGACGGCCTGGGCCGCCAGCTTCTCAATCTCGGAGCGTGTGGCCTCGTCCGCCACCTGGGCGGCGGTCACCACCTGACGTAAAGTCTGGGAGCTTGACTCCCCCACTACTATCGGGATGGTATCTACGGCCCGGCCGTCCGACACCAGGGAAAGAATCGCCGGTCCAGCCAGGCAGGTAAACTCCACCTTCCCGTCCTTCACCGGGAACCGGTCGTTCTGAGTGACCACCACTCCCCCGGCGCTGGTGCGCACATGGGGCGCGCGGACCCATATCTCGTTGACGTGTGCCGCCCTGGACGACACGAAGTTTAATTCACCACTGATCGTTGGCATTAGTCCTCCTAGTCTGGATAAATGGTGATGTCTAGCGTGTTGTACGACATCTGGGCCGCCTCAGGCTCGCCGTTAAACACGCGGCTGCCCCTGGTCACGCGCGCCCTAACTGAGTCGATGGAATTGGCGGACAGTGGACCGATAGCGGTGGCGCGCACCACCATGTCCCCCGTCCAGTCGCCCAGGGCGGTGATCTTGAACCCGCGGTCGCCCGGTCCGTACCCCTCCAGGCGCACGAAGTTCTCCGAGTCGCGGTACATGTTCTTGTAGTCGGAGTACTTGGCGAACACCATACGCGGCAACCGGCGGCGGTACTCCTTCTCGACCTGCAGGGCGCGGGCGTTCGCGTCCGAGGCCCGCCGGTTCGCCTCCGCCAGTTCACGCGTCACGCGGGAATACTCCCGCTGCAGGTCCATCTGCCGCTGTTGCAGGTCCGCCTGCTCCTGCATGCGCCGGTTCCACTCGTCTTGTGTAGTCCACTTAATATCGTTGACGTCGATATAACCACGCGTCGCGGCGGTGAACAACTGGACCGTCTGGTTGAACTTGTTCTGGTTCTCCGGGGACCAGAACTTGACCACGTCGCGCGTGGCCTGGTCCACCGAGTTCGCGGCGTCGTCAATCTTCCCGGATTGCTCCTTGAGGCGGCGCGTGGTCTCCTCGCTATAATCCAGGAAGTCCTTTCGCAGCCCCTCCAGCTGTCCAGTGATCCGGGTGTCCGCACGTCGCCGGGCGGAGGACTCGGAACGCACCCGGCGGTCTAATCCCGCCAGGTCTCGCTGGTCGTCAATCAGGGCATCATGAATCTCCGCGTTCTGAGCCAGCAGCGCGTCTCGGTCCGAGATGATCTGACCACCCACGTGCACGGACCAGTCCTTGGGGTTAATCCGGACCACGGGGAGCTGAACCACGCGCCCCCAAATTTCCACATTGGCCATGTCGCCCACGTTGAAGTCCACGAACGGAACCCAGGGGCCTAGCCCCGCCCGGCTGATGTCCGACTCCAGGAAGAAGTCCCCGGAAGTGCGGTTGGCCACCTCGTCCAGGACCTCCTCGACGTTACTTCGGGCGGAGTCCTCCTCGTCGTCCGGGGCCTGAATCTTCACGTCCGCGCGAACGAACCGGCGGAACATACCACCCACGCGGCGCTTGGGGTGCAATGCGGACACGTAGGCCGTCTCGTTGTCGGGCGCGGATGGTGGGTAAATCTCCTCCACGTCCACGCCCTTCGGCGGTTTCAGGTCGTACCTACCGAAGGCCGTCGACGCCAGGGAACGCAGCACGGTCACTTGGGCCGCATCCGCAATCAGATAGGGCGTAGGCATTAGGCCACCTCCTTCACTGTCATGACCACCATGGCGTGGGGGAACTCAAGCTTCACCGGATGGCGCGAGGACTCACCCTCGCTCGGGGTGATGTCCACGTCGCGAGGTTTCGTGCTGGAGTTTACCTGGGACCAGCAGCGAACCGGCGGGTCGCCCGGCCACCAGATGTAGGCCCCAAGGATCACGCCCGCATTCTCCGCCTGCTCCGAGACCGTCTCCCAGAGGAAACCATCTCGCGCCTCCAGGGAAATCTCGGGCGAGTTATCGACCTCGGGCAGCTCCACCACGTGGTAGGGGTCATCCACCCACGGAGTGCCGTCCGGGTCCTGCTGGGAAGCCATCACCACGTCCAGCGACTCCTGGGCTAGTCGACGGATCACGAACGCCGCCGGGCCATTCTTCCAGGTGAACGTGGACCGGGTGGCCATCTCCACGCGCGCCAGGTGACGCGGCTGCTTGTACTTAATTCCAGACTCGTCAGTCTTGACCTCGTAGGGCCGGGCCTTCCACCAGGACACCGGCCACGAGACCGCGGGGATGGTGTTCCAGCAGTCCATGCAATTTAGAGCGTGGATGGTGATGGTGGCAGGCACGCCCGCGTTGTCCATGTCCTCGCCCGTGGTGTGGGTGATGTCGCCGCCCCGGCGGACCACCCGCCCGTCGGGGCCGGGGAACGCCGCTAGCAACATGTAGTCACCGTCGTCGGTCAAGAATTGGCCGTTCGAGTCGAACTGGTCCAGGGCGTTGGTGACCAGCAGTTGGGCCACGCGGTTAGTCGACCCCGAGGGTTCACGTCCTGCAAATTTCACCTGCAGGTCCGTCGAGTCCATCCACTGGTCAGGGACGTCAGGGGTCACGGGCTGAGGCAGCGTAAACAAGGGGTTGCCATCCGCGTCACCGATACCGTACCAGCTACCCTGAGTGCGAACCACATAGTCTACGTGTTTATGCCAGGACTCCCAGTCCACCTCTTGACTAGCCACGCTCCGAGACCTCCAGTAATTAAATTAGTTCAAAGAATAAGGGGGAGGTGGGGCCACCTCCCAACGGCTTTTAGCCCCAAGGGTCCGCCACGCCTACGCGCCACTGGACTTTCACGCCCGCCGGTACCTTCCAGGTCCCAGATTCGCCCGGCGGGATACTCTCTGGGAACGCCCCTTCTAGGCGCAATTCCCGCGAGTCCATGCTCACCACCTGCTCCGCGCCGTCCTCCGCCGGGGGCAGAGTGAACTTAGCGCCGGATGGGGCGGTGACCTGCCCGCCCTTACCGGAGTAACGCAAGGTTACCCAGATTGGGACGTCGCCTGGGTTGTAAACCTCGGTCGTGCCCTCGTTGGATATTAGGGTGGACTGGGCCACGCCCCGGAAACAAACTACGGGAACGCGGACCGTCTCACTGGTTCGACGGCTCATGTCCACCTGCGTACCAGGCAGGGCACCGTCCACCACTGCCTCGAAGGTCAGGGGCGACAGTGGGTTGTCCGACTCAATCCGGAACACGCAGGGGTGATCTTGGGTCGCGGAGACCCACCCCTGCCGGAACCGGCTGTATATGTGCTCCAAGGTCTCGCCCATCGGGGCTTTCAACAGAAATTCAATTTCTGTCTGGATGGCCCCATAGGAGCGAGACCCCGGAGTCACGCCGGTACCGAAGGGGTCCGGTTGGTCGTCGCGGGTGACGTTCGCCCGCAGTTCCTGCAGCGCGCCGTAAGGAGCTAGAACTGTCGAATCTCGGTCAGTTCCGGTCAGCCGGTATTCATCCCCCAAGGGGGTGATTAACGTAACATCCAACATTAAACTCGTTCCTTCCTACGGCTAGTGGCCACCTGGCTAGAGGTCCAAACCACGCGGTGGTGGGTACCAGTTCCAGCCAGGGCCTGGTCCAGCAGCTGATCCACCTGGTCAGCCGTGTAGAACTCTCGGCCGTCCATGTGGATAGTGACCTCGCGTTCGACCTGGTCGCGGAACCGGGCGTTAGCGTACTTCGGGTCCAACTTCCAGTCTACACCAGCAGCGGCCGCCGCGTCACTATTAGCCCTGGAGGCGCGCAGGTACTCCCCGCGCATCTCCTCGTTGCCCTCCTTCCAAGCCTGGGCCGATTGGTCCAGGGACCGAATGGTGTAATCCAGGCCCCGGAGGGTGTGCTCTAGTGGCGTGGTCTTCTCGTACAGGTCAATCTCCGAGGCGAAGTCCTCGACCTTGCGGGCCAAGTCGTCTCGCTGGTCACGGGCCTCGTACACCGGTTTCAGTGCCTCGTTGACTCGCAGCGCGGTCTCCGCCTGAGCCAGCTCTGGCATCCGGTCACGCAGCACGTCCAGCGGGTCGCCGCCCCGGTAGGACGCCCGGGCCATCAGCTTTAACGTGCGGTCCAGGTCGCCCTGGTCCACACGAGTGCCAGTCTCGCGCGTGACCGCGTCCAGGGCCTGCTGGAGTGAATCCAGCTTGGCCTGTTGGCCCCGGTACTCGGTGGCGTAGGAACCACGCGCGCCCAGGGCCGCGCCCCAACGTCCGAAGACGTTGCGCTTCATCTCATTCTGAATCTCGGCCATCTCCGCCATGATCTTAGCCGCGGACTGGGTGCCCGTGGCGTCGACCAGGTCCACCCCGGCCACCTGGGCGGACATGCGAATCAGGCGTTCCTGGGCGCGCAGGAGGTCCTGCTGATTACGCACGTTCTGACGCTGGGCATCGGCCAAGGCGGCCTCCGCCTTAATCTGGTCCAGGCGGGCGGTAATCTCACCCTTCAGCGCCTCGGCCCGCGCCTTCTCGTAGGTAAACAGCGCGGAGATTGCCGCGTCCGACCACTCCTCCAGGACTCCCTGGGCCTCCAGGGCCTGGTAAGCCATATAGGAGTCCCAGTCCTCATGGAGACCCATCAGCTTTAACTGGGCGGTGGTGGCACCGCGCTTAATCTCCGCGTCCAGGGCCAAACGAGCCTCGGCCACCTTCAGTGCGCCTTCGGCCTCCGCAATGTAACGGTCATGCTGGGCTAGCATCAGGTTATATTCCGCTTCCCGTTGGGCGTTCGCCCCACGGATCAGCGCCTGCTGCAAGGTCGTGACCTTGCCCTGCATATCCGCCACCAGCTTGGCGTATTCAGCGATCACGCCCCAACCTTCGGCCAGGGCGCGCAGTGCCGCCAAGCGCGCCTTACGGATCTTGTCAATCAGGTCAGTGATCGCCTTAACCAGAGTCTTGACGATGTTGACCACCGACTTCGCCACGTCCAGGACCATACCCAGGGTGATGCCCGCCGGACCGGCGAAATTAGCCATCCGAAGCAGGTGACCCGTGACCTCGCCCAGTCCAGCGTTGACCGCCTGGGCCGGAGCACCCATCCCAATCAGCTGGTTGGCCAGCTGCTGGGCCTGGGGGATCAGTCCACGAATCTGTCCCTGGGAGGCCACCACCACGTTGTCCAGGTCCATAGCCTGCTTGCGGCGGGCCTCGGTCAGCTCCTGCTCTGCCTTAGTCACCGCGTCGTTCGCCTTAGTGACCTCTTCGGCGTGCTTCTTCGCGTTCTCCTCGGAGTTCTTATCTACCTCCTCTCGGACCTCCTTGAGTTTCTTTTCGGCCTCGGTGACCTTTTCCGTGGCCTTGGCGCGGTCCTCCTCGGACTCCGCCTTGGCCTGCTCAGCCTTAGCGTCGTCCAGGGCCTTCTGCGCCTCGTCAATCTTGTCCTGGTCCTCCTTGGACACGCCCTCGGGCTGCTCATTCAGCTCGGACACCGCGCGGCGGGCCTCCTCCAAGGCCTTTTCCTTCTCGGTGATCGTGTCCAGGTTCTTGGCCGCGTTCGCGCGCGACTCCCACAGGGTGTCCTCCGCGTCCAGTACCGACTTGATCACGTCAGTACCAGGCAAGTCCAGGCCAAGGTCCAGCACGCGCCGGATACCCTGTCGAGCGTTGATACCCTCGATGGAGTTGTAATTACCGGCGCGGCGCAACCACTCCTCGGTGTTGTCCACCGCCTGGGCGATAGCCATGGTCTGGTCTTTGATGGCCGGAATCAGGTCGCCCAGGTAGCGGATCATGCTCGACAGGCTGGACCACTGCGCGGCGTTGAACACCGGCTCTGGCTTGCCAGATAGGTTCTGAGCCAGGCCACCGTGTGGAAGCCAGCCGCCCTGGTCGTAGAGCTTCGGCAGCTCGACCACGCCACCGGAGGCGTAGCCGTGACCATGGCCCCACATAGTGGTCAGGTCGTCGCCGTACTTGGAGCGGTAGTAACGCAGGGCCGCGTTCATGTTCGCCCACGGGTCCGTGCGGTCATTCGGCAACGTGGGGTCGCGGTGCGCCTCGAACGTGCCGGGGACAATCTGCAGCAAGCCCACGGCCTCATTGCCGCCGGTGTTGATGTCCACATAGCCGTTCTGCATGATGCCTGGATTGCCGCCCGACTCGGACTGAATCTGGGCCATCATGGCGTTGACCTGGGCCGGGTCGTCCGCGTTAAAGCCGTTTCGGCGCATGGCCGCCATCGCCATTTCGCGCCAGGACTCGACGTTGCCCGAAGTACCGGCCGCGCCATCGAACTTACCTGCCTTGTCAGACACGAACTTCCAGGCGGCGTCGATCATCTTCTTGGCCATGGCCGCGGGCAACTTACCAAACTGACCGTAGTTCTCAGCACCTGGGAACTTGCCAATCTTTTCGATGGCTCGGTCCCACAGTCCCTTAATGGCGTTCATGATGTTGAAGCCACCATCCGACGCACCATCATCTGAGACCATCAGGCCGTCCGAGGTCACGATACCATCCGACGCCCAGTGCACGTGATCATAGTGCCCGGCCATGGTGCCAGGGCCGTATGCCGAACGGATGGCGGCCTGATCCTTCGGGTCCACGTGACCAGTTCGACCCCACAGGGCAAGCGGTCCTGGACCATAGATCAACTGAGCGGTCTTCGGCCACTTGGAGAAAATCCAGTTGGCCATCTGCTGCATCGGGCCGCCCAGGTCAATCGCCTGACCGCGCGGGTGATAGCCACCATCGTCTTCGTGGTCAGTCTTGGCCGCGTTCAGGTGAGCATTCGGGAACGCAGTTTTGGCTGCAATCCACAACGAGCGGTTGACCGCCGCGCCACCCAGCTGGCTGTTCTCCTGCGGCGTCGGAGTGTAGATACCACCGGACGCGAACTGCTGACGCAGCAGCGCCTCGCGGTGCGCCTGCATGGCCTTCTGCAGGTTGGACCGACTCACTGGGTGGTGGGCCTCAGGGTTAGGAATATCACTCATGGAATCCAGGCGCGGGTCCCCGTAAGTGGTGGGCACCTTGCCGCCCCAGAAATCTGGAGAGGTGAACTCGCCGCGGGTCGCGGCCCGGTTCATCCGCTCGATGGCCTTGGGGCCACCCACGGCGCGCGTCCACTCGGGGCGCATAATGGCTTCACCACCGGACAACCCAATACGCATACCCGTTCGGGGGTCGATGAAGGTGTAGGGGTCTCGACCCGGGGTGTAGCCCGGTAGCACACCACCCGTCGCAAATTTAATCTCCTTGAGCTTGTCTAGGCCAACGAGACCGGCCACCGCGTTCCAGGCCTTACGGATACCACCGTTATAGACCACGTCCACGACGAACTGGACCGGGGCCTTAGTCTTCTCCTTGATACCGTCCCAGATACGGCCGATGTTATCGACCGTGGTACGGAACCAGCCCTTGAGCACGTCCAGGCCATGGCGGAACGGGCCGAAGACGTTCTGATCCACCCACACCCAGCCAGCGTGCAGGCGGTCAGACAGCCAATTCCACTTGTTGACAATCCAGCCCACCACGGACAGGACGGCCTCCCATATGCGGTGGAACCCGCGGATCATCCGCTGGATGACGTTCTGGTCAATCCAGGACCAGACGTCCAGGAGGACACCGTACAGCCAGTTCCACTTATCGGCAATCCAACCCAGCACGGCCTGGACCGCATCCCACATCACGTGGAACCCGTCAATCACGTTCTGGATAACGTTAGCATAAATCCAGCCCCAAGCGGTAGACATGACGCCAGACAGCCAGTTCCAGCGGTCACCAATCCATCCGAGGACCGCCTGAACCGCGGGCCACAGGGTGTTCTGGAAGAAGTCCACCATGGGCTGCAATACGTTGTCACGAATCCAGCCCCATCCCTCGGAGAACTTGTCCGAGAGCCACTGCCAGGCGTCGCCTATCCACTGGAACACCTGCTGCAGAGCGGGCCACAGCGTGTTCATGGCGAAGTCTGCCAGCGCCTGCCACACCGGCTGAATCACGTTCTCCCACGCCCACTGAATAGCGGTAGACAGGAGGTTCCACGCAATCAGCAGCGGAGTCAGGATGGCCGTAGCGATCACGGCCAGGGTAATCTGTGCCAGCTCCCAGATACCGTTGAAGATGGGCTGAATCACGTTCTCCCAGGCCCAGGTCAACCCGTCCCATAGGAGGGTGAACGCGTCACGGACGAACCCGAGGATGGCGCTGAGCGCGGGCCAAAAATTCTCCTGGAGGAAGGACAGGAAACCGCCTACCCACTCCAGTACCGTAGTAAACACCAGGGCCACCTTGTCCGCTAGCCAGGTGAACGCGGTTACGACCACGTCGATAATGAACGCGGCCACCTTCCCTAGAATCTCGATCAGCGGAGCCAGGACATTCTCCATCAGCCAAGCGAACTTGTCGGCCACCCAGGCTAACACCTCGGCCACGACCTTCAGGGCACCGACTAGCAGGAACACGGCCGCGACTACCACGCCGCCAATGATCGCGCCTACGACCTTCAGGATGGGAAGCAGGAGGTTTACGAAGAACTCACCGATTGGACGGACCGCGTCCCACAGAGACTGGAACGCCTCCCACAGGGACTTAACCACGGACACCAGGGCTTGGAATAGCGAGACCGCCACTCCTCCCAGGGCGGAACCGAGGGACTCTCCAATGGACTTCAACGAGTCCCACAGAGAACCTAAGGTGTCGCCCAGGGCAGAGATCACGTCGCGCATCAGACTAGACAGTACACCAATGATTGGCTGCAACAGGGCTGCCAGCTGGTCGCGCTTCTCCTGCAGGAAGTCCCATAGTCCCTGCACCGCCTCGCGGATGTTAAACAGGAAGTCGACCACGCCCGAGTCCTCGTCCAGACCGAACGGCAAACCGGTGTAGTCACCGTTGAAGAGGATGTCCCAGACACCTGACGCGAGGTCAGGCAGTTTGGACAGTGCGTCGCCCACTTGATGGAGCTTGTCTACTATCCATTCCGCCCGGTCCGCCCCCACGATACGGGCTAAGCCCACGTAGCCGTCGTCGCCGCCCTTGAACGCGGAGGTCATCTCGGTCCAGGCAGACACGACGGTGCTCTTGACGTAGGACACTTTATCCATCAGCCCAGTGAAGGCATCACGCACACGGAAAATATAGTCCACCGCGGCGGAGTCTTCATCCCAACCGAAGACATCCTTGAGGACCGACGTGTAATCGCGGTTTACAAACAGGTCCCATAGTCCGTTCCAGGCGTCGCTGAACCAGCTAAAAAAGCCACCGATCTTATCGGCCAGCCAGTCCCAGCCCGCGGCGAACACACCAGAGATCCAGTCCCAGCCCGCCTGCAGCGCGCCCACGAACTTGTCCCACAGGTCGCGCCCCACCTCAGTTTTAGTGAAGAACGCCCACAGGGCGACACCCGCTGCAGCTACCGCGGCCACCACTGCGGCGATGGGGGCGATTACCGCCCAGGCCGCAGCGGCGAAACCGGATAGCCCGCCCGCGGCGAAGGCTGAGGTACCACCAATCCATTCGAAGATGGGAGCCAGGGTAGCGGCGGTGACCATGGCCGCGGCCAGGGTGCCGATTGCACCGGCCACCGCAATAAATATCTTCGGGTGCTCACCGAACACTTCGGCTAGTATCGCGGCCTTGTCCGCCAGCTCCGCCATGATTGGCAATAGCGCCATACCGATAGCTTCCTTGGCGTCGTTATACTTCGCGGTGGCCACCTGCTGCTTGTGGGCCGCGGTGTCCGTCTCGCGGGCGAACTGGCCCTGGGCGTCGGCCGTCTGCTCGGTTAGCAGCTTCAGCAGAGTCTGGGCCTTCGCCTGCTTCTCCGCTTCACCAGTCAGCCCGTCCAGGCCATCCGCGGCCATCCGCGCCTGGATGTCCGCTTGTTTAATCGAGACGCCGTATTTCTCGATGGGGTCGGTCTCACCACGCAGCAGCGAGGTCACCGACTCCACGGCCTCCTTGGTCGTGCCGCCGAAGGTAGCCGCCAGGTCCGCGGCCACGCCCACGAGGTTCTCGGACTTGCCCGCCACCTCGTCCATGGGAGTGCCCATGTTCTTTAGCATCGCGCCCATGTTGGCGGTCAGCTCGCGGTACTCGCGGCCGGAGACGCCCACCTGGGTCGCCGCCTCTTTGGACTTGTCAATAATCCCTTGGGCGTGCTTGCCGAAGATGGACTCTACCGCGCCATAGGACTGTTCCGCCTCGGAGGCGTACTCCATCGACTGCTTAGCGATCAGTCCGATACCGCCCAGGGCGGCGGTGGCGTGGAACTTGTACTGCTGGGAGAACTTCGCGAATTGGGCGGCTCCGCTCTTCGCCTGGTCCACCATG